GGGGCCGCCATAACCGGAAATACCGAACGCGGGTTGCGCATGCTGCGCGCCCAATTCTGGACCTTTGTTGGCTGACGAAACGGCGGGTCAAGCAATCCCATCTCTCACCTCACGAAATCAAAATTGCAGGCTGCGCCGTCACGGCGCCGTTGGCATCTCGCGTCACAGCAGGCTGCGTGACGGTCTTGGTGGTGGCACCCACGTAGGTGGCATGCCATGCGTCGATGGCACCCGGAAACGCGGTGCTGAGCACGTCTGCGGTGAATACGCCGGCAGTACCGTCAGGCCATGCGATCTGCGCTGCCGTCAGCGCGCCATTGGCATCGCGCGTGCCGCTCACCAGTTGGAAGTTTTGCGTCTGGGCCCAGCCGAGCAGCGTCAAGTCGAGTTGGCTGCCCACGATATACGCCGCCACCTGCGCCGCCGTCACCTTCTTCTCGGCGCCTGACTGCGCTCCGTAGAGAACGTCTGCATCAGTGATTGGGGCGGCTGGGTCGAAGTCCTTCAGTTGTCGGCCAGTTGTCATGTCTGTTGCCCAATAGAGCCGCCGTAAGCGGCAGTGTTGCATTGAAATGCGCCCGAGGCGCTCGAAGTTCTTCGCGCACGTGGGCCGTCAATGGCCATGTGCGGCCACCAGCGGTTGTTCTTCATTTGGTTCTCTATCGACGGGATGACTCGCAGGTTCGCCTCACAATGCAACCCGCACACAAACTTGGACTTGAGCGGAACGATGTGGTCAACGTGCCACGCATAGCCAGTCTCGGCAGAAAGCCGGACCGCGTCTTCGTAGTACTCGATGATTGCGTCACGATTTGCCCAGGACGGCGTAGCCTGCAGCTTCATAGCGCGTCGTGCGGCCGCATAAGCCCGGATCAGATCCGGATTTGCCCCGCACCAGTTCTTGTGGGTATTGGCGTGCCGATGCTTATTTTCCTTCCGCCACTTGCGTCTTGCGATAGCGATCCGTTCTTGGTTGTCGGTCTGCCACGCCTTTACGCTAGCAAGATGGCGCTCTTTGTTCGTCTCGCGCCACGCCTTATTCTTGAGCAACTGGGAATCGCGATTGGCCTCATGCCATGCTCTTTTAGTCGCGGCGTAGCGCTCTGGATCCGCATCTTTCCTCGCCCTGTTAGCCGCACTTCTGCATGACTTGCACTCCGATCTAAGGCCATCCCCATCACTGCGCCGCCTGTAGAACTCGGAGGAGGGCTTGGTAATACCGCACACCCTGCACGCCTTTGTATTGCAGACGCCGTCGTCCCCTGCCATGTCTGGTGTGTCCAGAAAGAGAAATGCCCGCGCTGGGGCGGGCATCGTTGCTGCGGGATTTTTGCTCTTACCAGTCGATGGCTTCAACCGCAGCGACCGTCGCCGCCGCATTGATCTGCGCGACCAGATCGGCATACTTTTTCTGCGCCACCACACGCGCAGCCAGCCAGTCGCCGTTGACTTGCTGCACCTGTGCGGCAGAGTGCGATTCGAAGGACCATACATCGCCCACCGCGCACCAGATCGGCGTCGCCCAACCAGTTGCGGCCCCGACCGACGCCGATACCGCGCTCAGCAGGTTGCGTTGATCGGTATCCTGGGACGGATAGTTGCGCGTGGCGCCGAGCGCAGACGAGGTGAAGCCGGCTAGGATGGTCGCTTGACACGATGCACTGACCTTCGCGATCTGCGCCGCCTGCGCTTGGGTGAGCAGTTGCGCGGCGGTGGGCGCAGGAGATACGCATGGGGTGAAGATTCCATTCGCGTAGGCATCACCGATACCGACGCTCGAAAGGTCGCCGACATCAACGAGAGTTGCCACGATCTCCGGTGTGAAGCGGCGCTCGATTGGAACCTCTTCACCGCTCTTGAAATCTGGCTGGTCTCCCGGCGCATCGATCTCGTAGACCATCGGCTCGATGATCTCAACCACTCGGCCACTCTCAATACGGGCGTAGGTTTTCATATGTCTCTATCTCCCTTTCAAGCGAACTCGTGAACCAAGCAGATCCCGGCCGCCCCCGCACCGCCCAAGATAACAGTCCCGGTGCTGGTTCCACACAAGGATCCGCCGCCGCCGGAACCGCGTGTCACCGCAGCAATCCCTGCTGCTGTGCTAGTGGGCTGACCAGCCCCGCCAGCGCCCAACTCTGAGGTGCCGCCCGCTCCACTGATGAAGCTGGTCGTCGCGCCAGCTACGCCACAGGATCCGTCCCCCCCCTTCGAATTGATGATGTTCCCAGACGAGCCGTTACCACCGATGCCGCCGATTGCCGTGGCCGCCGGGATCACAGCTGGGCCGTTACCTGCCCCCGCACCGCCCGTCGCAGAAAGCAACGCGCCAAAGGAAGTCGTGCCACCGTTTCCATTTGCTGCGCCAGCAGTGCCGATCGTGATGCTCGCGCCACTGAATCCAGATGTCAGGTAGCTTCTGGCATACCCCCCTGCACCTCCGCCACCTGCGATGCACACCTGAGAAGCACTTGTTGTAGATGTATTTCCGCCGCCGCCGCCGCCGCCGATTACTTCGACAATGACGCTGGTCGTGCCGGCCGTGGGAGTGTAGGTACCGCTGGCGGTGAACACGCGAGTTCCCAAGTAGCGGCCGGGCATTGCCTTCTTCATGTTCGCTAGGATCGTGGCGATGGTCCCATCGTCCAGCACATCCTGACCAGTCTGGTCCGAAATGAACTGCGCCAGCACCGCAGCCATGATGCTCGATTGCCGCCATGCCTTGTTGAGTTGCGCAGACTGCGCCACGCCGGATTGGAAGCCGCTGAGCCGCTGGGCGAGCGCCGCCCAATCGGCCTGGCTCATCACGTTGGCGCCGGCGCCGCCGCCGAACACCAGGAAATCGTTTGCAGGCATTGATAGTCCTTACAGTGGTGTGCCCCAGGCCCCGGTATCGAAGCCCGCAATCAGGTCGTTCTCGACGTCGAGGCCGAAGATCGGCGCGCCGTCTGTCGAAGTGACGATGGTGTAGTTCACCCGCACGCCTTCCGGCTTGAGCGGGATGATTCCGTTCGCCAGCAGTGCCAGGAAGACGGCGGACGGGATGACTCCGGCAATGCCGATCGTCATCGACATGTCCTGGTTGTCCTGGATGAAGACAAAGGTGCCGCCACCGAAGATCGTGTTGAGGATGGAGCGTGACGATTCCAGCGTGCCATCCCAGTGGTTGGCGCCGATCTTGGCGCGAATGACAAGCCGGTAAGTCTCGTTGTCCAGCCGCGTCAGTCCGTTGTCCGGGTCGAACGGGCCCTTCCAGCTGCCCTGGTCGAAGCCGAGCCGCTCCGTGTCGAACGAGAAGTAAACGTCAGTCAACGGCACTGCCACGTTGCGCGAAATGCCGGCCCACTGGCCCACGGCGTCCAGTTGCGCATCGACGGCGCCATCCAGGTCAAACTTCGCCGGCATGTCGCCGAGCACGTTCATCACCCCGACCATCGGCCGGACCAGTGTCTCGACCACCGCCATGAACTTCGGCCTGCGGCTGTGCTGGCTGGTGACCAGCCTGGTGTAGTCGCTCGCTTCGGCCATGTCAGAGCACCGTGATCGCGACGTCGCCGGGCTTGCACGACGCCACTTCGTTGAACAGCAGCGCAACGTCCGGCATACCGGCGCCGCGGGGACCGGCCAGCGCAAGCGCCGTCAGCTTGAACGCGGTGCCACCGCCGATGCCGTTCGCGGCGGTGATGGCGTCGGCCCACTCCACGCTGCCCGAAGTGCCGCCGCCGATGGCCACCGCGTTCACGTAGTCCGCGATCGCCTGCTTGATCTCGTCGCCCGCCATGGTCGTGTAGCCCGGCAGTGCCTTGAGCGTGACCGCCACCGTGACCTGCGCCTCGGCCGGGCGATAGAACCGTATCGTGATCGGCCGTTCGTATGCGTCCCGCACCACGACTCCCGTCGTGCCGTAGGTGCCGGACCCGGGCGTTTTCTTGGCTGCGATTGCCTGTGCGATCTCCGTGGCATCGCCTCCTTCCACGACCAGGGAAATCGAATGCGGCGGCAGGCCGTTGCCGTCCTCGGCAGCGGTGTCGTTCTCGTAGACCGCCAGGCGCGTCACCCCCGGCAGATTGGAAACCGCGCCGGCAATGCCGTCGAGCACCGTCAGCGAAGGCAGCGCCGTGGAAACCATCTGGCGCTGGCGCAGCGCCGCGTCCGTCTCGACTTGCGCGCCAGGCGCCGCCGCAACGGGATTCGTGACCGACTGCCACCCCCGCGTGGGTGTGCCAATCTGGTTGATCGCGTTCTCACGCGCGGCCACTGCGCCAAGGGCCTGGCAGGTGGCCGTGACCGTGATGTCGCCGCCAGGCGGAATCACCACCGAGTCCGGCAGCGCCCACTTGTTGCCATCGACGTCCTTCGCAAGGCCGTTGACAATGGTGGTGCCGGCTTGGCCGACGATCAACAGGTCGGCCGTGGAACGCGACGCCTCTTTTCTGGCGATGCCGTTGATCTTGATGTTGCTGGATAGCGCCGCCCCCTGAGCCGTGGCCGGGCTGAACGAGTTGTAGATGGCGATCGCTACTGCGTTGGCGTCGTTGATGGCCGAGGCGAACACCGCGAGCAATTGCCCGTCCTGGCTGTCGGCTTCCAGGTAGGTATCCTCGCCGTAGATGCTGCGATATTGCGCCTTCAGGTAGTCCAGCACGTCGGCGTAGGTCGGCGCCGTGATGCCGTTGGCGTCGATAGTTGGCGCGGTCGTGGTGATGGTCATAGCGTCGCCTGAACGGGCGTGGAGCCATAGAGGGTATTGATCGTGGCCGACACGCTAAGTGTGCGGGCCTCGCTGTCCAGCGAGCTACTGTAGTCCGTGAGCTCGGTCACGCCGGGCGTGGTGAGAATGCGCTGCCGGATCGCCGCATCGGCTGTCGAGCCGGTGTACTTGCCCAGCACCTCGGTCAGCCAAGGCATTCCCTCGGTCGTGTCTAGGAACCACTCGCCGCGCAGCAGGCGCAGGCGCGTCAGGACCGCCTGCGCCACCGCCTCCGGGCTGTCCCGATAGAAGTCGGCCTGCTGCCCACCGAACTGATAGTCACCGTCCGGGGTTAATTTCCGGTATCGCATTGATGCATCCCCATAAACAGGAAACCCGGCTCTGGGCCGGGTCAGTGGGTAAGAAGAGAAGGCTGTATCTGGCTTTCGAGTCGAGATCGCTCGTCATCGAAACCGGGGATTTCGCGTTTCCGCTCGAGCATCAGGTGTGAGCCGAACGATGCCCGCACCTTGGACTCCACCTCCTTGGAGATGAGCGCCTGCATCTGCTGCCACAGGTCTTTGTTCCGCCCTTGCAACTCGTCACGCATGCGGAAGAACTCTTTGACGAGCGCGATCTTGAATTCGACCACCTTGGGCGAGTTGCGCATGAATGTCAGAAGCAGAGTCGCCTGGTGTTCATTGAGCATGGCGAACTCGACTGGCCGGCCGCCGCCCTGCGGCGTCTTCGCCAATCGCGTTTGAAACGCGAGTGGGCCAAACTGCTCGAAATCAATCACGTAGCGTCGGATCAGCCCGAGCATGTTCTTGTGCTGAATGCCAACGCCCTTGGCGATGATCTCGGAAGAGGAGCGCGCCTCGCCATCGATCGGCACCACAAGAGGAAACGGAAAGTCTTTCATCGGGAACCCCTGAGCAGCCCTGGAGATGAGGGGCTGCGGAAGCACGCCCAGGGAAGCGTGTGTTCGGCCCGTCGGCCTATCCGCAGCGCAAAGCAAAAACCCGCCACACGGGCGGGTCGAGATTCGATGTGATGGGTTCTAGTTGACGTCGCCGCTATTTCCGCTGCCAGGCTGCACGCCGTTGTGGTTGTGTGTCTCGTCGATGCGTTTTCCGTTCGCCCAGACCTGACCGCTGAACTGCGTCTTGCCGTTGATCGCAAATGCCGTGGGCGCACTGTCGGCGTTCTGGATATCCATCACGCCAGTTACCGTCACTGTCGGTGTGTCCAGCACCATGCCGCCGGGAGCCTTGACCTTGACAATCTGGCCGGCTGGATCCAGGTCCACGTATGTTTCGCCGTCGTCACTGCGTAGTTGTGCGGTGCCCGTGCTCACCGCGGCCAGCGCGCGCGGCCTGGATCGGAAGCCCACAAAGGCAAATCCGTCCGACAAGTCGTGCATTCGCAGCTCGGCCTGCTCTTGCACGCCGCCAGATTGCCACCAGGCGTCGATGCAGCGCGAGGCGAATACCACCAGGCATTCGTCTCCCCGGGTGACAGGAAATGTCAGCGTACAATTCCCGCCAGATGGGAAATGCACCGGGCAGTCGACCAGCAGCGGCAGGGCCATGCTGGTTATGGTGCCGTCCTGGCCGCGCACGAGCATCTTGAGCCCTGGCTGGACGGTACAGGTCATCGCCTCGGCATCGAAGCTCTCGATGGTGCCTGGCAGCGCGGTCCACAGCCCGGCACGCATCCCATCGAACGCTTCCCGAATAGCTTCCTCGGGATCGCCTACTCGCTCTCGTCTGTCCATGGGGTTGCTATGAAGAAAATTATTTTGGCGTTTGCTGCGGTTGCATCACTGAGTGCTCACGCGGTAGAGCCAACGCTCGTCCAAGATGGAGAGCATGTGACCATGATTGGGAGCATCCGATTGGGGTCCACATTTGGCGTTCAGGATGGGATGGTTGTCCAGAGGAAGGCTTACTTTCTCACACCGAGGTCGTTCGTAATTACCAGGCCCGGTCAAAATTCGCCGGAGTCCTTCATCATCGACCCGAAAGACGATTCCGTTGCCTCCGCCGTCACCTCGTCATCGATTGGCGCCGTCTCGGCGCAGTGCGAGATAAAAGTCTTGAAATCGCAACCGCAGCCGACGTGCGTTCTAACTGGCATCTCCGAATACCGCGAACCCGTCGTTGAACCCGCATACATGCGAGGTCAGGCCGAGCGGACCGAGGCCGCGAGCATGAAATCCTTCGACCCATCGACGACTGGGAAAGTAGCGCTCGTGGAGGCTCCTTCTGTGACTGGCTCGGCCGTAATTCCCCGCGCAGCCATGATTTCCTTGCTGTATCCGTCTCGGCCCTGCGATCTTCCCGTCGCGAACGCCCGCAACATGAAGAAAGCCGAATTCCTACTTGGCATGGGCCTGGTTGGCGGTTGTTGGGGGAAGGTTCTAAGCCCGACCGACGACAAGATAGTCACCATTACAAAGTTCGGAGACATCCGATCCGGTTCGCTCACGTCATATCAAGAGGCGATGATCAAGGCTGATGGATCGGCCGAGGTCATCGGTCCCGCTATGTCAATGAGCAAGTACATCGAGAACGTGCGGAAATATCACGATTCGATGCGCTAACCGAAGGGCTTGATCACGTTGTCCGGGGGAACATCCTGTTGCTGCAGGAAGGATTTCGGAATCGAGGTCACATCCGCCGCCAGGCAGATGACCTCGGTGTACCAGTCGTTACCCCGGGTGTCGCCGGTGTGCTCGGCCACCATGACGTAGTAGAAGCCATCGTCCTGCAGCTTGTTCTGCAGCCCCACGCGCTCCATTTCAGCCTGCTGACCTACGTTCAGGCTGAACTCGAATCGCTGGATGCTGGCGTTGTCCAAATGGATCAACTGGCTGATCTTCACGTTCGGATTGAGCAGCATCTTCACCCTGATGCCGTTCTGGGTCTGCTCTGGCAGACCCACCATGCCGGTGGCTGCCGTAACTACCGGGATATCACCAGGCTTGTAAGACGTCTCCGGCACCAGCACCACCTTTCCGTCCTGGATACTCCAGACCGTCTGCGTGCTCTTTGCTGTCGAGCGCATGAAGTCGCGCGCCATGCCGAACATCACCTTGCCCCGCGGTAGGCCCGACATGGCGGCCGACGGCGTATCCGGCTGCGCCGCAGCCTCTTTCATCGCCTTGAGCTTGTCGAGTTCGCTGTTGTAGCGAGGCAGATCCACCTTGTTGACGCCGGTCAGCACCGAGCCGGCCTGGTCATTCAACGCCTTCGCCTGTAGGTAATACTGACGCGCAGCAGCGGAATCCCCCGCCGCTGCCGCCGCATCTCCCTGCTTGCGAAGCTGAATTCCCTGGCTGACAAGGTCGGAAGCCTTGTTGGTGTTGTCGTCTACCGTCTTCCTCGCCGCGTCCACCGCCGCCTGTTGCGCAGCAATGTCGTCCGCCGTCGGCTTCGCCTGCGCCGGCTTGCCCCACGGGGCATAACCCAGACTTACGCCGTAGGGGTTCATGGCCGTGCAGGCGGCCGCGACGTGATCCGCCGATGTCGAGCCGGCGGCCAGTGTGGCGTTCACCACGGCGAAGTTGTAGGCCGAATCGCCATCGGCCGCCGTGATGTCCAGGTAGGTATCGGTCTGGCTGACGCGGCCGCGGCGAACTTGCTTGATGTTGCCATCGAAGATGATGCCGTAGTTGCCCTCGTAGCCTGCCTGCAGCACCAGGCGCGTGAATTCCTTCTGGACCCGCTGCGCCGTCATCGGCCCTACGTTGAAGACACGCACGCGCGCCGAGTTTGGTGTCTGCAGGTCGCCGCGGCGTACGTCGAAGACAAATCGCAGCGCCGACAGGTCAAGCGCATCGCCTGCGGCCTGACCGATGATCAGCGAGGCTTTGCGGAGGTATTGCGGCGTGCTCATCAGTCCGTTACCCAGAAAACATGCGACCCGACGCCCAAGTCATCGAACGTCGGCACGTCGTCAGGATTTGCCGCCCCTTGCACCCAGAGCCGCCCACCGAAGCCCAGATACCCGTATTGACCCAGAAGATTCACGCCAGTCACCAGCGGAATTCCTCCAACGAGCAGATTGTCATTGGCATCCGCAATGTCCAGCACCCACCCTGCTCCGCCCGCCGACCGGTATTGGACGGTCAGGCGATAGTCGATGCCACTCAGCGTGATGGAGAACGTTTGCGGATCCGGCGACAGCGGGATCTCGAAATAATTCATAGGCTGCCCCATGCCGTCGGCGGGATGATGCCGCCGGGTGCCGGGATTGCTGGAATCGCCGACTTCACGCCTGCGATGACGGTCTCCGCCGTGGCCTGCGGGTTCGCTTGACTCTCCCGCGGCGGCAATGTGGTCACCTGTGTGTTGACGATGATCACCTCGCGCAGCGAGGCAGTCACCATCAGCGTGGCCGAGGTCTTCTGGTCTGTCACGACCGTTAATCCCTTCAGCAGCATGTTCGGATAGGTGAGCCGGCTGCTCACAACCGTGAACGGCCTGCGCGTGGCCTGCAACGCCAGCAACTGCGAATAGACCGAATTGACGTAGTCAGCCGTGGGCAACTGGCCGTTGAACAGTGCCTGGAAGACGCCAATCAGCGCGGCATAGTCCGCGTTGGACCAGCCGCACTTCATCACCAGTTCCGCGGGCCGTTTGAAGGCATGGTCGCTGATCTCGGCGCCAAGCTCGACCGGATGCTCGGTGATTGTCAATTCGTCCGTGGCGGTCTCCTCGATCGACACGGCGACAGTGATGTCGCCGATCGACTTGGACGAGATCAGTACCATGTCCAGCAGACTCACGAGATTGCCCCTTGTAGGTTCCTGACCATATCGGCATTGAGGTCGCTCTGCTGACGGCGCACCTCATTGGCAGCGGCCACAGGATCGTCCACACCGCGCACGTCGATCTTGATGTCCTGGGCAATCTGCACCGCCCCTGCTCCACGGCGTGACGCCTCGGCATCAGCCAAGGCAGGTCGTTCGTAGTACCGAGACACGATCTCGCCAGCCTGCTGCGCGTTCTGCGCAGCACGAAGCAAAGCGCCAGCGCGCCGCTCAGCGCCCTGGGTCAGCTCGTAGTTGACGAATTGCAGCTGTTCCATCAGCGAGGACTCGCGGATGTCCTTTCCTGCCCACGCCTTGAAATTGGACTGGCGATCCGGATGCCACTGTGCAACGCCGATGGCCTGGCCGTTGTCGCCCACCGCGCGAGGGTTGAGATTGCTCTCCGCGTGCAGGTTCGCGACGATGCCGGCCGCCTGCTCTTTCGTCCAGCCCATGCGCTGGAAGAAACTCACCGCATCGACCGCATTTCGCGGTGGATCTTCCGCGGATGCTGTAGCTGGACCGCCGACCTTTCCGGAACCAGCCCGACGCCGCGCCAGTTCAGCTTCCTCGCCATTGTTCAGCCCACCGCTGTAGAACAGGAGGCCGGCGGCACCAGCAGCACGACTCAACCATGGAAGCAAACGTGACAGCCAACCTGCTGCCGCGCCTGCGCCGGCCCCGACGCCTGCTGCCGCGCCTGCGCCGGCGGCGCCAGCCACATTTGCCCCTGCGGTAGCCGCGCCCGCTGCAGTTGCTGCAGTGCCAACAGCGGCCGTAGCCAAAGACATCGCCCGAAGGGCTGCGACCATCTTCCAGATCCCACCGATAAGGCTCGCACCGCCGAAGGCGGTGAATAGCCCAAGAGCCAGCCCGATCTTCGTCGACCAGCCGTCGGTTGCACGATCCAGTTCGATGAACTTGTCGACCAACCATGACAGAGGCGGTCCCATGGCGGCGGCAGCCGCTAACAGCGCTACGGCGATATCACCGATCCGATCCGCGATCTCTGGCTCATGCTCTGCAAACCATTTCTGGAATCGCTCGAGCTGCGGGCCGATCTTCTTCAGCAGCACCCCTTCCACTCGGATGGCGAAGTTCTCGAACGTCGTCCAGAGATCGCGCAGAGCGATCATGAACGCGTGGGCATCATTGGCGGCCTTGTCCAGACCACTGCCCCGCGACATCTCGCGGTACTGCTGCATGAACTTGGCGAAGTCGCCGTTGCGCATTGCAAGCAACAGATTCTCGGGGATGCCCAAGATGTTGCCGTACTGGCTCGCCAACCAAGTCGGCCGCTTCGCGAGTTCGGCCCCGACGTCCGAAAGGATGTCGACAGTGTCGCGCAACTCGCCGCTGGCATTTCTTGTCTGCACGCCAAGACTTGCGAGATAGCCCTCGCCGGCCGGGTTGTTGCGCAGGAAACGAGCCAGATTCTCGACGGCTCCGAAGGCATCCTGCGACGAGATGCCCAAGTTGCGCGCAGCATATTCCAGTGCCTTCAGGCTCGTCGTGGTTGCCCCGGTTCTCTGCCCAACGAAGTACAGCGCCTCGAGCTTCGAGGCAAATGCTGACACGCCGGCGGCCACGGCGAGCGATGCACCCTGAATGCTCGCTACCAACTGCGTAACGCCCTTTGTGGCCTTCTCCACCCCAGTAGTGAAGTTTTTCAGACCTTTCTCGTCGACCTTGAAGCCGAGCGCCACCAGGAATTCGCGGATGACGGTGCTATTGGCCATGCTTTTCTTCCATCCTGCGGCGTGCTTCGGCCTGGTTGTCGGCCCTGACGGCCAGTGCGTCGTGCATCAAGGCAATGTCTTCCAACCCGATGGTGCCGTCCTTCAATGACTCGAACTTGCACATCCCCTCCAACACGGGCGCCATCAGCCAGTCCTCGCCGCCGGGCAGCGATTTCAGCCAACTGGTGCTGCCGGTGCCGGGCTGCTCGCTTGGCCGGTAAGCAGCCCGCTGATAAAAGGGCCGAGGTTCTCTGTGATGACACGGACAGCCAGCGGAAGCATGGTCTCGATGCCGATGTCCTGAAACATCGCGCGTTTCTGCTCGAGTGCCCAGACACGGGCCCATCCGGTTTCTTGCTGGCGCTGCACTGCTGACATGCAGGTTCCGAGCACATACTCGGCATCCTCGTCCTTGAGCGCTGCCAGGCCATCGGCCAGGGGCTGCAGTGCTGCTGCGAGGCCATCCAGGTCGGCCAACCCCGAACCCTCGATACCTTTCTCGCGCATGCGCATGAATACCGGGATCAGCGTCGGGATGATCGGGGCAATCCGGCGCGACACGTGGAACTGCTGCATCGCGCTCAGGCGGCCGATCGAATAGCGGTTGCCGTTCAGTTCGATTTCGAGTGCCATGGTTAGTAGGTGCCCAGGATGGTGTCGATCTTGATCGCGTCGAAGACCCACTCCACGATATCGCCATCCTTGGCGTACCTCAGATCTGGCTTTTTCTTGAAAGCGCAGCTGCGCGCCGCGGTGACATCACCGCTCGCTGACTGCGTGACCGTGATCAGGTTCTTCCCGTGCAGCCGACTATCGAGCGTCTGGGCGTCGTACAGCGCCTGCAGCAGCGCATTGACCGGCGCCGTCTTCAGGTACCGTAACGTCACCTGGCCGGACTTGTCCGCATGGAGGCTGTGCATGCCCTCGCCGTCCGCGCCGATAGTCATGGTGTTCTTGTCGGCGCCCGTAGCAATGGTGATGCCTTCTTCGGCAGCGGCCTCGCCATAGCCCAGAGAAAATGCGCCACCAGGGCCAACGATGGACGCCTGAACGTCCATAAAGGAATACGTGCTCATGTTGTTCCGCTCCGATTACCGGTTCACGTTAACGATGATGTCGACAGAGTGGATGGCGCCAGCCTCCTTTGCCGCCACCTGGAACGGCACCGACTTGCGCGCCTCGCGATCGGCCTGCGACTGCTGCGAGATCGGCGGCGTGTAGACGTAGTAGCCCTTGGCCAGCGTGTCGCCCTGCTTCAGCGCGCCGAAGCCGCCCGAGTTCCAGACACCCGGCGCCAGGTAGCCGTTGTTCACCGCTGCCTCGCAGGCCCCCTCGATGGCCGTTGCGATCAACGCGTTGCCGGCGTCGGTCTGCGGGATCTTCGTCGGGCTCTGGTACAGCAGGTTGTAGACGTCTGTCTGGATGCGATTCCGGAACCAGATCGCGTTGTAAATCGAGTCGATGAAGATGCCGCTCGGCGTCGCACCATACTGCACGATGGCCGTGTCGTTGTCGTACTCGACGAACACGTTGCAGCGCTTGTCTTGCAGCGTGTTGGCCTGGGTGCTCGTCAGTTCATCCGGCCCGATCCCGGGTTCCTGCTTGTACATCAGGGTGATCGTGGTGTTGTTGGCATCGAAGTTCGTGGTCAGCAACCGACCGAACAGCGACGCCGCGGCGTACGGGCTACTGCTCGAAAATTGCACGAACGAATACTTGTAGCCAAGCGCTTTCAGCCGACTGGCGATATCGCTCGTGCTGGTTGGGTCCAGGACCTGAGGCGCCTGCGTCGTGATCCCGTACAGATGACGCTGATCCGCCTCGATCAGCGCAGCCACGGCCGCGTGCTGGTCGTCGGTGACGCCGGTATCGGCGAACTGAAGGCCGAGGAACTTGTTTGCGAAGCGATCCAGGAACAGCGCCACACATGCATCGGGCGCCTCAGCCACAATGCCGTCCACCGGCACCGACGCCAGGCCGCTCGTGAGGCCAAGCATCGCCGAGATATCGGTCCCACTGGCTGGCGCCGTCGCATAGCTGACCTTCGACGAGGCGCCCGTGGTCGGAGACGACACGACGAACTGTGAGCCGTTCCACACGCAAGTCGCGCCGGCCAACGCCGTCTGAATGATGCTGGCCACGCCGTTAAGGTTCGTCACGCTGGAGAAATCCAGCCCGGACAGCGTCTTGAGCGTGGCGTCCACCGTGATCTTGAAGCCGCCGGCAGTCACCGCTTTCCAGGCCGTGATGTCCTTCTGGGCAGCCGACAGCACCGCGCCACGCACCAGGCCAGCCGTCGCCGTCTTCGCCCAGCGGCCGATGTAGAGCTGCGAAGGCTGAGGCGTTTGCTGAAAATACAGTAGCGCAGCAAGGTACTCGGGTGCCGACGTGCCAAAGTCGCCAGCGACGTCGTCGATCAGGCCGTATGACCGCATGCGCTCGTTGGTATCGATGACGGTCGATGCGCCGAGCAGCAGCGCAGTATTCAGGTTGGCACCTTGCGCCGCCAGCGGCGACATATTGATGGTGACGTTGATCAGCCGCGATACCGGCAGTCCGTTGGACATGGTCATCCCTCGTCGATATGAAAAAGCCCCGCACGTGGCGGGGCCTCTGGGTGGTCATTCGTGCCGGCTCAAGGGCTGGCATCGACAGTGCCGCCGATTGGCGGCGAACTGTCCGTTGTGGTGGATGCCTGTGCTGAACGCAAATTCAGCACAGGATACGTGCGGCTGATCTTGCGGCGCAGGTAAATCGTCATGTCGTAGCGCCGCACCCACTGCTGGTTGACCAGGTCGGACGCAGCGCGGATCTCGCTCGCGCTGACGAACGCCATGTCGTCTTGGCCGAGTTGCTCGTGATTCTGCGGAATGCTCATGCCATCCGCCAACCGTTGGACATAACCCTTGGCACTGGGCCCGTAGAACGAACACAGCAACTCGATGTCCTGGTGTCGGATGTAGGTGTCCCGGCCATCGCCATCACTGAACAGGACCGGGCCACTGTCCATGACAACCTCCGTCCCGCCTTCGACGATCACGTTGTCGAGGAACGACCCTTCATGCCGAATGGCTGGGCCGGCGTCGTTCGTCTGTACGGAGACGCCGAGCGCACACCAGTTCACGCTGGGTTCCGGCTGTTTCGGAACAGTCGGCTGCCAGCGCGGGCGCACCAGGCTGCCGTCGAGTCCAGTGATGCCGCACACCATCATCTGCAGCAGATCGTCAAGCGCATCGTCCTCGGCCGGCGGCGCCGCGACGGATGGCGCTAGGTAGCCTCCGGTTGAACTGTCGTTCATGTGGTCATCCAGAAAGCGGCTTCAGGTCACAGGTAGCCGCCACGAAGCCGCGTCCGAAGTGGCTGTAGTCGTTGACGCTCACCACCGTGTAGGTACGGCCCTGCCAGACGATCTCGTCGGCATCCTGACCCGGCGCACCATCGAGAAGCCGGAAAGGCGTGTGCAACGTGATCGAGCCCAGGATGCGAGACCCATCCTCGTTGCGGTGCAAGATGTCCCCCTTGTCACTGGTCACGACCGCGGCGAAGGGGATGGCGCTCGGGGTGTTCACGGCGCGCCCGTTTTCGCCTACGGTCTGAACCATACGGTTGCAGGTCAGGCCTGCGTCCATGAAGTCGGGGTCGGTCAGCACATCTGTGACGTCTAGCCAAGCCATGGGCTACCCCTTCTTGCGTATCACATAGATGATGGAATTCCGATACTGGCCAGTATCGACCAGCGTATTGGTCCGCGTGACGCCGCGACGTCGGCGCGCAGCCAACGTGGAATCAGCCAGTTTGGGCTGTATGTTGCTATTGACCTTGGCTCGCACGGCGTTCTGGGCCTGCAGGCCGGCTGATGCCATGCCGCGTTGCGCCATCTCCAGATCACCATCCAGCGCCGCCTCAGCGCTCTTGCGCAGATGCGGCAGGTATTTCGGCTCTGCATCCCTAACCCCTGGCACCAAGTGCGGCCGCTCGGGAATGTTGTTGGCGGGAGAGCCGTACTCCATCAGGTAGCCGATCTCGGCGTTGCTGATGGGCTGGCCATCCTCACGGTTCCCGGCGGTGCTATCTGGCACACCAACCAGTACCTGCTTCTGAACGAGTCCATTGATCGACTGAATAACTTCCTTCAATCGATCAATTTTCGTGAAAGAGTTGCCCATGGGGACCTCCGGATGGGTGTACCGGCTAGAACTGCATCGGCCCGGCGCCTATGGATCGTGCGAGAGTGAGATACCGCACCCCATAGGAGGTGAGATTCCAGATGCCGCCATTGTCGAGCGTAGCCGCTCCCGTGTCGTAGCTGCCGCTGACCTTATCAACCGTTTTCGAAGATTGCGGACCGGTCATTTTCCCCGGCACACCGCCAATGGCGACCGCTTGTTGGTCGTGAGCGCCGATCACTAGGTGATGCGCGGTGACAAGCGCCTGGCCAAGGTCCGTCAGCGGGCCCCAACGTTCAGCGTTCACGAGTTGGACGGCAACCGTCAGCCAGAACGAGACAGATGCGTCCGGGTACTGCGCCGTGTCAGCGAACTCGGGAAAATTGGTTCGGAAGTCGTTCGGTGTCATAGGCTGAAGGATGATGCCCCATGCGAGGCATCATACCCCCTCACTTCTGCTGTAGCTTGCGCTGACTGGACTTTACCGATTCAGCGCTTTCTTCAGCAGGTACTTCGGCACAATGCACCTTCACATACCAGTGCGATGCCAATTCATCTGGCACCTCCTGGATGCCGGCAGCAAACTCGCGAGGGCTGCCGTTTTCCAGGGTGATGGTGAAGGGCTCGATGATGTTGAGCATTGCCATCCTGCCCCTCCTCGCTTACAGGCCGTCGCGATAGGCCAGCGTGACGCCGTAGCGGAATTCGACCTGGCCCAGACGGGACCAATAAGTGCAGATCTGGAAGAGCGAACGGTATTCCAGCGGCGTGCGCTGCAGCTCGGTCATCGGGTACTGGACATACTTCTTGTCCTTGTTGTACGCGACCATGCGATCGACCGTGCCGAGCTGGCCTTGCGTGCCGCCGGCGCCCATGCCGATCAGCCACTTCAGCGGCAGGATTTCCAGCTTGGTGCCGCTGCGGGTGCTGATGTTGTTTTCCAGCAGGTAGGTCAGAATCGACTGATTGCCGGCCGAGCTGACGATCGTGGCGGCCAGGTAGCCATACTGCGCCGGCGGCAGCATCAGGCGATTCGGCATCACCTTCCAGCCGGAGGCGGCCCAGGCAGCGGTAAACAGATCGTTGACGTCCTTCAGGATCTCGTTCGGCGTCTTGGTGGTCCACTGCGGCGTGCCGGCAGTGCCATTGGGCACGTTGCTGACGCTGCCGACTGCGGAAGACGAGTTGACCAGACCTGTGAACGACAGCGCCGGATCGCCGATGTAGACGATCTGGTCGATGTCCATGTTGCGCTTGAGGTTCATCCCCTCGACCTTCTGCGCGTCGATGGGCAGGCCCAGCTTCTGGGACTTCACCAGTTCGGGTACCGTGTACTTGACCTCGCTACCCCAGAGGCGCATGGGCTGGCCGGTCTTGCCGATGTCCACGGACGGACCAGCGATGGCATTGCCCTCGTTGCTGATCCAGTTGAGGCCGCCCGGGGTGATGCCGCCCGACGATGCGAAGGTGGAGTTCGTGAACGACGCGATTTCATCGGCAGCCGACACGTCGGTGCGCAGATCGATGTCACGCGACCAGGTGTACTCGACCAGCGGCTCATTGAGCGTTTGGTCCAGGCGCTCGAGTTGGCCGACCAGGAAGGCGCCGGTCGAATCGACGGTGGCCTGGTCGTAGGTGAATTGCTGATCGCGGGTGAAGTGGCGCACCAGGTGCTGCGATGCGGCGGCCACGGCCCGGCGATGGAGGTGCTTCTGAACGGACATATCCATTTGGATGGCTCCTGAAATGGGAAGCCCCGCCGAAGCGGGGCTGTTTGCGCAGTGGGCGCCAGGTTAGATGTTGACGGCCAGCTCGACCACGCCGTATGCGTCCTTCGGACCGGTGAAGTACCAGTTGCCGGGCATCGCCACGGTATTGGTGCTGTCCGCGGCGGCCTCGAAGCCACCCAGCGGCTTGCCCGCCGCCGCGCCGGCGACGCGCACGTAGACGGTACCGCCCTTGGTGGCATCGGCCGTTCCGCCCAGCGAGACCATGACGTAGCCGCGCTTGAGGATGTCCACGACGCCGGACGCCGGCGGGGTCGAGGTGCCGAGCGGGTCGGTCCCATTGCCCTGGATGGGGTAAGCACGCAGGTTCACGCCCTGCACGAGGGCCGCGGTGTCGGCGGCATTGTTGATCGGCTGGATCTTGCCAGACACCAGCTTCACGGGCACCCCGAAGGCGCCCGGTGCGGCGGCCGGGTCGATCAGCTGCGTCTCGATGGTGGCCACCTCGGCGCGCTGCAGGTCGCCGGCGAAACCCGCCGGCATGCGGTATTGGAAGACGTTCAATGCGGGCATGTCGGCTCCTTACTTACGGTTGGCCCAGAAATCGGCGTTGCGCTTGTTCTGGGTTTCCGCCCAGCTCGTGCCACCGCTGTCATGGGTCTGCTGATGCTTTGCCTTGTCGGCGAGCATGTTCTTTTGCTTGATGACTTCGGAGGCGGCCACGAAGGTGGTCTTCACCGCATCGCAGGTCATCTTCGTGAGATCGGCACCTGCCATCAGCGACTGAACGATCTCGGCGTTATCGTTCTCGCCCGCGGCACGCAGCGCACGCCGGCGCAAGACGCACAGCGAGTCGGACGTCTTCTTGGGCGCTGCCTTCTTGTCGTAGGTCGGCAGCTTGATGCCCGGGGCGAGGATCTCGGCGCGCGACATGGTGTCCTGGAATTCCCCGCGGAACGTGGCCGAGTCGGCGGTCATGGATTTGTCCGGGTCGCCGTCGGGGTCCGCATCGGTCGTCTCGCCGTCGGGGTCCGCGCCCGGATCGTCGTCCGGGTCGGCGTCCGCGGTCTTGCCAGCCTCCAGCTTGGCGACGCGCTCACCGATCCCCGTGACGGTCTCGGCCAAGCCCTTTACGGCCGCAGTCAGCTCGGCCAGCGGTCCGGCTGCCAGCTCGTCCGGATCGTCGGCGTCCTTGGTCTTGTCCGCGACACCAGCACCCGGTGCCGCCGGCGCACCGACATGGATGTGGATTTCCTTGCCTTCGCCACCGAGATCTTCGTCGTTGACCTCGGAAAGCGCCTTCTCGAAGCCCTCCGAGTCGCGGGTCATGAACATCTTGCGCAGCAAGTCCGAAACGGACTTGGCGCCTTTCTTTGCTGCCATGGGGTTTTCTCCCGAGAGGTTCTTGAAACTGTCCCCAATCGTGCAGACGGGGCCACAGCGGGCGTTCTTCACAAGCGCCACGTGGTTTCCCACTACGGTCGCCTGCCGCGCCCGCCCAGGCGCGATTTGCTCGTATTGGCTGTCGTAGCCACAGCTGACTTCGGTCAGGTCCTTTCCGCGCACCTTGTCGATGGCAACCCTGTCCGTTATCAACAGGTCAGCCAGCAGCAGGTTGCTCTGGTCGCCTTCGCCACGGCGCACATTCATGGCGTTGCCCTTCGCGAACGCCAGCCAGTTCGACGGCGTGACGGGTTCGAACGGATGGTCGATCGTCACCGGCTTGCCGACGAAGCTGGCAATCGTTTCAGGGCTGAATACGACGTCTTCGGTCCGCTCGACCTGGATCACGCCGTCCTTGGCTTCCAGATCCGGCAGTTCCAACTCGTGGTAATCCATCACGCCGACGCGCGCGACCGGAACGTCGTAGCAGACGAGGAAGCCCTCCGGCGTCAGGGCCTGCTTGGGGCCAAGCTTCTCTACGGTGTACAGGCGCATGGAATGGGCATGAAAAAGCCCGCGCGAGGCGGGCTGTTTTTGGGGGATCGAGCTTGCTATGCCAGTCTGACGATGGCGCTTCATTCATCCGGTATCACCGGCTCGGGATAGCACCGGCAGTTCGGAAAGCACCCGGCATGGCCGGTCATGCCATCCAGCGTCGGCGGCGTGTCCCACCGGACGAATTTCCCTTCCATTTCTCGATGAGAGTGGCGCACATCGATGTCATCTGATGTGCGCCAAAAATAGCCGGGCGAACCGATATGCAGTGCGCGTGCTTCCGTCAGCGTTGAGGCCGTCCGCGACACCTCCGTCCTGGCGATCAGAACAGCTCGGCTCTTGGCCACCTCACCAGACCGCATGATTTCCTTGGCGATCTCGCTCGCCCGGGTCGAATCTTCGATGCCGGCCAGCGTCAGCCGATGGACTCGCTCTGCCGCGTCCCGGGGGATGCTCTGGATCAGCCCGACCTGTTCGGACAACAACTGCTGCATGACCACGCCAGTGGGTGTCCTTCGAATCTCCTCGCGCAGCCCGCGGGACAGGTCCTTGGCGTATTCCTTCCACGTACGCTCGTCCCGCAGCGCCACGTCCATCAGCATGTTGCTGGCGGTCTGCACAGCCCACGGCTGCAGCATTGCCGCGTAGGCGTCCAGAAGTTGGGTGATGGTTGCCGCTGCGCCCTGATCTCCCGGCGGAAAGCCGTTAATGACCGTGCCGCAATGCTCGGCGATCTTCCGAAGTTGGCCGGCATACCGGCGCTCGGCCGGCCGCGTCTTGACTGGGTTGCCACGACGCCTGCGATCTAGCGTGAAACTCATTGGTCTTTATTGGCGCCATCGAGCAGTCGTGCCTCGGCGATCTCAAGGAAATATCGAACTGATCGCAATGCGTCGCGCGCGTGAACGTCATCGATGCATTTCCTGAGGCGCTCGGCAGCATAGCCAATAGCGGCACCTTCTGTCACAAATGGATTGGGCTCACGGCATCCCGGCATAGGCGGCGCGGGAATGCTAGTGAATTCCGGGATGCGTGGCATGTCATCTCCTCCAGAGCCGTTTCAGGATCGAATCCTTCGTCGCTGACGGCACAGCGCCTGACAGCGCAGGAAGGTCCAACTCTGGCGCTGGCGGCTCATCTTCCTCGGCCGTTGCGATATCGTCGTCACTGATATTGCCGAACAGCCCCGTCACCGGCGCCGATGCCTTCAACTCCTTCATGCCGGTCGCATGGTCGATCAGGCCAGCATCGAGCGCTTCCGTCACGGCCGTGGTCTTCTTCACGGCGATGTCCGCCTTCTCCGTCTCTGACATTTCCTGCAGCGAACGGAATTCGGACTGGAATTCGTCGGGCAGTGGCTGGCCAAGCGTCGACATAGACATCACGGACAGCAGCCGGTACAACGGGTTGCGCAGGCGCCGTTCCTGCTGCTGCTTGATGTTCTCGTGGTACTGCTTCATGTCACCTTCACCGGTGGCATTCAGGCCCGCCGGCGACTGGCCGAATAGCCGCACCATCGGAATGCCGGTCGCGCCCGACAACTGCTGGGCGAATTGAATCAGCATGTCCGATAGCCCGCTGAAGGTGTATTGATGCGCCTCGAACTTGTCCTTTGCATCGAGGACGGTCATGCCCTCATTGCTCTGCGCCTGCCGCGTGAACTCCATCATGGCTTCCAGACCGGCGAGTGCCGGGCCGCCCTGGGCCACGATGTCGCGGAAGCCTTCCACGCTCATGGTGCGCAGGTGAGCCTTGTAGATCAGTTGGCCCGCACCGACGCTGGCACTGTCGAAAGCCACCAGCCGATCCCAGAGCGGTTCCAGGATAGATAGTCCCCAACCGTTCTCACTGACACGCTGGTAGTACGGCAGGTCGGCGCCTTCCATCCGCAGCACGCGGGTGTAGTGGATGCGCGCGCCAGCCAACGCCTGGGCGCCAGGCATCACGTCGTAGTAGACCGGCTTGCCGAGATCGGGACCGTACTCTCGCACCAGCTCGCCCACCGGCGGCGAGATCATCCAGCGGTCCAGTACGAGCAGGCCCTTGAACTGGTTCCTGCCCACAGTCTCGACGCGCAGCGGGGTGCTGGGATCCTGACCGTCGATCAGCATCACGGCGACGGCGCCGCCATACAAGCGCGCCCACTTGCCGTTGTCGCAAAGCGCATCCCACAGCGCCAGCCGGCTAAAGTCCCGCTCGATACGGCTGATATCGCTTGGGTCGAGTCCAGACATCTCAATGCCAGCCCGTGTCATATCTTCCGGGATGGCATCAACTGCCTTGGCAACGATCCAACTGCCGCGGTACGCCGCTTCCAGCCAGATCCGGTTCCGGCTCTGGTAGCTCAGCGTGTACTGCGAGCCAGACGACAGATTGTCCGCCCCCCAGCCTAACCGAGCCTGGAAATTCGCGAAGCTGTCATTCGTGCGAGTCGCCGGCTGATGGCGTGCTGGATTCCCTTTCTTCCGGCTCATATGTCGAGAATCCTGTTTAACCTGCGAGCTTTGCCCAGATAGCAAGACCATCATCCGGCAACGCGTACACCGCACTATCACCCTTGTCTGGGCTGCGACCGATCCGTTTCTTGATCTCTTCTTTTGACTCGACCTGGATTCCGCGCGCCATCATCTTCCAGCGGGGCGCACATAGGTCCGCCGCCAGTTCGTTGTCAGGAGGTAACGCCAGATCCTGGCCATGCACTGGATCCAGCGCTTCACGCATGCTCCACCACCACTCGGCGCGCTTGTTCACGAACCCAAGTTGGCCGGTGCGATCTCTGGCTTCCGACTTCTCGGAGCCATTCATCGGCACGGCGTATGCATAGATTGTGCTTTTCAGGATGTCGTACGGACTGGTTCCCACCCCGATCACATCGATATTGACGGCCGTACGCTCTTCACGTAATCGAATCGCCTGCGCTGCCACAGACGAACCGTCGGGGGTGGCGCTTCCGGGAAGACTGAACTGCTCGCCGATCCAGTTGCCGTGCCGCGGTGTATAGATCGTCTTGTCCTTACCGCCGCGCGCCACATCGACGCCGAGTGTGTCCATTGTCGTAACCGGCCGCGGGCGACCTCGCCAACGTTGCTGCGCCATCCGGACCCATTCCGTTGGGATAATCTGCCATGGGTCATCCTCTCGACCGGCTGTGAAGTCACCATATAGCATCTTGCTGCGCAACGGCTCGGGCATCGCTTGCAGCTTGGCCACGTAGCCGGAATCGGCATAGAACGGGTTGTCCGTCACGCGCGCCGGAATAAACGTGCGCGTCAGCGGCCGAATAATGTCCACCTTCTTGGCGTTGGACGGATTGAAGTCATATACGCGCCGTCCATCCACCAGAATGAACGGGGCTCCGGTCTCACATTCGATCTGCTGGCCTTCCAGAGAGGCAAACCAGCGCAATTCGCCAGGCGCCGCAGGATTCGGGTGCATCGGGTCGAGCCAAGGCGCAAACCATCTGTTCAGCCAGTCCCCCGTGGCATCAGTTGGCGGGTTCGAGCACAACAGAACCTGGCAATGCTGATCTGGATCCTCGCTCCGATTCCAGCCGGCGATGAACTCGACTTGTGATTCTAGAAAATTCGCTGCTTCGTCGAATACCTTCAGGTCGTGGGGCCGTCCCTGGAACTTGTTCTTGTCGTCATCATGCTGGACCGACCCGAACTCGATCTGCCGTCGCTTGCCGGCGAACTCGCACCGCCAGACCTTATCGCCGTAGCGGCCATACTCACTATAGAGCTGCTGCGCGCGGTCGATGATGCCCTTGAGCTGGGGAAACTCCCGCCGCAGGATCAGGGACCGCTGATGCTGTGTCAGAGCCTTTCCCAGTGCCAAGTCCGTCTTACCACCGCCGGCTGCGCCACCGTAGAGCAGGATATCGGCTCGGCAAGCATATGCCTGAGACTGAGGTCCGGGCAGCGGCTTCCAGTTCAGTCGGTTACGCGCCTTAAGCGTCTGTAGGAGTGCCAACTTGTCGGCTGCGCTCCAGTTGCGCCAGTTCTGCCTCGATTGCTGCATCGATGTCTTTGGTATCGGCAGACGACGGGGCGTCGAGGCCTCGAATCTTCCGGATCGCCACCACGGCCGCGCTCGCCGCCTCGACGATGATCTTGATTTCTCTCGGGTCGGATGCCTTCTCGGCACCAGCCTCCAGGTTCAACAGACACATGCGATGGATGCGCAGGCCGCGCTCCATGTCATCGATGTCCTGGCGGGCAGCATCCTGGATAGTTTCACGGGTTAAACCTGAAACCTCGGGTGAAACTCCACCAGTCACCGCAGCGCCGGAACCGCTGAAATGCGCCTCGACAATAGCCCGCTTGGCGGTCCCAGGGTTACGAATCCAGCCCTGAGCTTTGGCCCTCTTATTCACTGCGGTGTGGCTGATGCCGTGCTTTGCGGCGATCGCCGTCACCGGGTCAGTGCCGGCCCGATATGCCGCCTCGACCGCGACCCAGTCGATATCTTTTGCTCTTGCCATTCGGAAACCCATGAAAGGGGCTGCTGCCCGTCGCCTGAAAGGACCCGCGATCCCAAACGGGGAGGAGACTGGCTTACGTCACGTCAGCAGCTGCCGGTGTTATTGTCCCCACCGCCGGCCGGGGGTGGCCTCGACTGTCATCGAGACTGGTTGCGGCACCTGGATTCGAACCAGGGACCATCGGGGTATGAACCCGCTGCGCTACCTCTGCGCCATGCCGCAATGCTGTGTGTCCGATGGGACACAAAATTCTGGATTTGGCACGCTGATGGCGCCGCTGGGCTACAGGGTGAGGGGCCGGCGCCAATCTCGGCATGCTTAGGCCGCGTATTCGCTGGCCCGCATCGGCTTTTATTTCCCCTCACGACTGGCGGCTGCGGTCGGGCATCGCTGTCTGCTTTCGCCAACGCTGCGGGCCACCTGTTGCAACCGCCATGCGTGAGGAAGCCGGTTACGGGTCCGGCACCAGTTGCCTGCTCTAAATGTCGGCTATGCTCGACTTTTTCTCTTCTTCCAGCCCATCCTGGTCCAAGCCCAGAACGCCAACCAGATGGCCCCCGGGGATGATCCGGTTGGCCTCGATCTCGACTGCGAGCACGTCGCGCGCCCAGGACATCGCCTTCGCCACATGCTGTCGGCACAAGGCAGGCTCCGCGAAATCGAAGCCGTCTACCGTGATGCGGGCGCCGTCGCTACCATACTCGATGGTCACGCGCCCATACCGCTCAAGGTCGCTGTAGTCGATCTCCGTTGCCTTGAGGATCATCTTGGCCATGCTCGGGGTCCTTGGGCGGCGTGGGCCAGCATGCTCTCGCCCAGACGCCCCACCAGAGGCAGGCGGCGAGCGGTGCGAACATGGCGGACTCCAATGAAAAAGCCCGCCGGGCGAACCATGCGGGCTTTTGTGACTCTAGTGGCGAGTCTGGCGAAATACTATGCCAACTGTCCCAAAAACTCAAGCGGCCTGTAAGGAATCATCTTCGATCACCCCGTGGGCCCGGAAACTGGCGGTCAACGTCTCGTCAGCCCGCTTCTCCAGCGCAACCAGGTGGGCGGCCAGCACCTTGTTCGCCCGCTCGTAAGTGCTCTTGCTCCCGCCGCACTCGGCCGCGATCTGCCGGAACGAGAAATCCTGGTCCGCCCGCTCCCGGCCGGCATACCGCCGCCAGACCAGCGCGAGCATGCCCATATCGTTGCCCACACCGATCAGGCTGCGGTAGTAGCTGGACAGCCCGCGCACGCCGGCAGCCCGCTCGACCTGGTAGGCGTATCGCGCCCATATGACGTTGCGCTCGGGTTCGGGCAGCCGGTCGCGCACGGCCGCCGTGATCATGCTGCACTGGGCCCGGATCTCGTCCGGCGTCAGGCCGCCGAAGTTGATGCCGCTGCCGCTGGCCTCGCCGCGCAGCTGCTGAAGCCACACATCCTGCCGGGGCGTCCGCTCGTCCAGATCCTCCAGCAAGCGGATCAGCATGTTCCGGAACGGCGCGCCCTGCCGCGGCGGCATGGACAGCACCAGGTAGGACACATGCAGCGCCTGGCTCGTGGTCTTGAAAATCGCTTCGGTCATACCCTCTCCCCGTAAAACTGGCATCGCTTGCCGTGATTCCTTCGCTTCCCGCTCGGCAGCAACTTCGTGCACACCGTGTGCTCTGTGCCCATCAGCCGGGCGGTCTTCTCGTAGACGCAGCCGCGGCAGGACCGGCTTTCCTTTTGCTCGTAGACCTCGGCTGGGTCGCGGTAGCAGTAGCTCGGCAACGCCATCAGCAATCCTCGGCGCGCGGAACCTTCACGCTCGCGTGCCGCCAGGCGTCGCGGTCGTATGGGTCCGGCGTGCTCTCCCCATCCTGGTCGACATAGCCCCGCAGGTCTTCGTCGTCCAGATCGTCCTCGCCCAGCCGGCCGATGGCCTCGAGGCTCACCGCGATGACCAGCGCGAGGAACGTGGCCAGCAGGCCGAAGATGATGATGGTTTGCATGGTGGTCTCCTTTCAGTTGCGGCTGATTGGCGTCATCTCGCCGCAGTGGCGGCACTTGGTGCGCAGGCGTTCGCGGAGCCGCGCGACTTCCTGCTGGTACTGCTCGTGGTACCGGTGCCAGCGGGTCTCCATGTTCGCGAGCTGGATCAGCGCCCACATGGGGTTCAGCTTCTCGTGGCAGACCGTGCATTCGACCTCCATGAGCTTCTCGTCGATCTCGAACCCGTGGTCATGGCGGCAGCCAGGCTTGTACAGGACCTGCTTCAGGTACGGGCCCTCGTCGGCCTCCGGCTTTTTCTTGCCTGGAAACGAGAGCACCACGGCCTTGTCTTCTTCGGCGAGATCGATCGTGATGCCGATGCCGGCGCCTTCGTCATGCGACATGGAGCACCCCCGCTTCGATCAACTGCTGCATGGTCTTCACGAACGCTCGATTCCAGAAGTCGCGGCGCTCGTCGCGCGTCATGGTCTTGCCGCTGTCGAGCTCGTGGTGGCAGCCCGAGCACAGCGCCGCGCACAGGGCGTCGCTGGTCTTCATGCCCATCCCCTTGCCTTCGTTGCGGTGCGCGGCTTGCGTGTCTCCGTGGCGGCCGCAGTGGACGCATGCAAGGGATGCCACCGCGCGGCGCAGCTTTTCAGATCGATAGGTCATCCGTGCACCCCATCGAACGTGACTCCGAACTCGTTCGCCGCGTCGGCTTGCACGCGGGCCAGGTACTCGCTGAACTCGCCAACCGACATCTCCGACGTGGACTTGCGCGTCATGTGGATCCGTCCGTCCGGCAGCGTGATCTCGACCTTCACGCCGTGCACGTCCGCGAAATAGGCGTGCCACGTGTCCTTGTCGAACTGGCGACCCTGTACCCACGCCTGGTCCGCGATGTCGCGCAGGACCACGCCCCAGTAGTAGCGGTTCGCCTCGGAGGTGCGCCGGCGCTCTTCCGCCGTCACCACGATGCGCAGGGGCTGCCCCTTCTCCGCGAAGGCCGCCGCGTTGGCTTTGATGAAGGCGAGCACGGTAGGCCAGATGCCCGGGCTCTTCAGGGTGAACTCGCGGTAGAGCTGACTCATGCCGGTACCTCGTCGAGCTGCTCATCGTGGACCGGGATGCCGCTGATGGGACGTAAATTCCAATCCGCCCCAGTCGCAAACATTGTCCGAACCATCAGGTATCCGGCTTTGACATCGAATGGAATGCCGGTAGTGGACTCGAGCAACCAGAAACCGGCCTCGCATCCGACGTGCCACATTCCATCCGGCTGTTGAAACCGGTATGGTGGTGCTGCATGAAGAACCTTCACGATACTGCCGATGTACTTACGGCCATGCTCGGTTCCTGAAGCCACGACGATGGCCATATCCCCAGGTTTGCAATTCATGCCGGCCTCGCAATCCGCATGCAGCGGGTCCAAGGGCAATTGCGCGCCGTGTGGCCGGTGCTACCACAGTTCGCGCACCTCATTTCTGCCCCCACGCCCAGAGGACCATGCCGCCCATGATCACGATCACCAGGGCAACCCACGCCATCATCAGGTCATCCATCACGCCACCTCCATGTCGTCTTCAGGAACTGCCATTCGGTGCTGCAGCGCCGGCAATGCGATCTCCGTGGCGCGGATGCCCCAGACATCCAGCAGCGCGGAAAACGCGCCGCGAGGCCCACGCGAGCGACGGCCGGCCATCGGGTTCATGGTCTGCACCTGGGGCTGGTAGGCCTGCATGGCCACCCGGTCCGGGCATGACCAGACCATCGCGGCGTTGCCGCGCCCGTTCGGCCGCAGGAGTTCGCCGGTGATCAGCCCGCGGCGCTCCATCGTCTTCAGCGCATCGCTCACGCCCTGCCGCGAATAGCCTGACCGCTCGGCGAACGTCGTGGCGACGACCTTCTCGCCGCACAGGAAGGCAGCACGCAGGGCATAACCCAACGGCTCCGTGGGCGCAGAGCGCGAAAGGCGCTCCCTGGGCTTCCACTGCCGCATCTCTTCGATGCTGATGCAGACCAGCACAGCGCCGTTCCGCGTGCCCCTGGGCTCTTCTTCTCGCAGCATCCCTGCAAAGTGCGCCCTGATGGCATGATGAACGCCCATAGTTGAAACGCCGATGCGCCGAGCAAACTCGGGCGGCGCGATCTTCTCGCCGCGGAGGAACGCCGCGTGCAATTGGTGCGCGACGGTGGATTTCGAATCGGCGCACATCACGCGGCCTCCCCGAACAACCCAGCCTGAGGCGAGTCGGTCAGCAGCGGCGTGATCGTCACGACCAGGCGGGCCTCGCCGTCTGGCTCCGCGCGCTCGGCGAGGATCCGGCGTACCTGCCAGCCATCGTCCTGGATCACCACGCCCTTCAGCGCGTCGAGCAAGACCTTCTGAGCGTTATCCAGGTCGATGCAGAGCACGCTGTCGTCCCAGTTCAACGGGTCCTTGGCTACGCGCCTCTGCCAGTCCTGCGGGCGCTTCGGGTAGAGCGTGTAGGCGATGGCCACGCGGCAGGCCAGCGGCTGCCGCACGCCGGCGGCCTTCGCGCGCCAGCCGACCTCGGCCTTGTAGGCCCTCGCCTCATCGCTCGGCGCTGTGACAGGCGCCTTGAAGCCCTTCGGCATGTAGGTGCGCCAGTAACGGTTCGCGCTCACGGGGTATGGCAGCGTCAGGATGATCTTGGTCATGTGGTCCTCACAGTTCCGCGGCGATGCCGCGCTTGCGCACGGCCGGGCCCGCCGACAGCATCGGCAGAGGCCCGGTCCACTCGTCGAATTTGGTCACCGCGCCGCGATAGAGCAGCGGCACGTCGCTGAGCGCGCCGTTGCGATGCTTGCGGATCAGCACCTCGGCGTAGCCCTTCAACGCCTCATTGCCGGGGTCGTACATCTCCGGCCGGTGCACGAACATCACCACGTCCGCGTCCTGCTCGATGTCGCCCGAGTCGCGCAGGTCGGAGAGGATGGGCTTGCGGTCCGGGCGATCCTCGTTCTTGCGGCTGAGCTGCGCAAGCGCCACGACAGGGATGCCCAACTCCTTGGCCAGCGCCTTCAGGCCGCGCGAGTAGGCGCCGATCTGCTGCGTGCGCATCTTTTCCTCGCCGCCGGTCATGAGGCCCAGGTAGTCGACGATCAGCAGGTCCAGGCCATGCTTGCGCTTGTGGGCCTTGGCCTTCATCCGGACTTCCAGGAGCGTCAGCGCGGGCGAATCGTCCACGGCGAAGCGCAGATCTCCGATGTGCTGGACCGCCCAGGCGAGATGCGCCCAGTCATCGTCATCCATATGCCCACGCAGCAGCGCGGAAAGGCTGATGTTTCCCCGGTTGGCAGCCGCACGCGCGACGATCTCGCGATCCGACATCTCCATCGACAGCTCCAGCACGCTGTGAGCGTTGGCGATGTTCAGACCGATGTCCGTGGCGAGAGCCGTCTTGCCCATCGAGGGGCGGCCAGCGACGATGACCAGGTTGCCCGGCTGGAGCCCACCGTTCAGCGCCCGGTCCAGAGACTCGATGCCCGTGGAGATCCCTGGGTTGACTTTGCTGTGGTACCGCTCGTCGACCTCTTCCACGAACTCGGTCAGCAGCTCGTACAGCATCTTCGGCTCTCGGCGAACGCCCACGGCGGCCAGGTCGGCCAGCAGCGCTTGGGCGCGGTCCACGACCTCGGCGCCCTTCATCGCGCTCGGCGTTTCGACCAACTCGAGCACCTTGCGTGCCGCGGCGGCCGTCTCGCGCAACATCGCCCGGTCGCGCACGATCTCGGCGTAGCGCGCGATGTTCGCCGCGCTGGGCGTGCGCTGCGCCATGGCCGTCAGGTACGGCAAGCCGCCCGCGCGCGCGGCATGCCCTTCCGACTGCAGGCGCTCGAAGACGGTCACGACGTCGGCCGGCCGGTTGGAGACGACGAGCTGCAGGATGGCCACGAAGATGGCGCGATGGTCTTCGCGGTAGAAGTGCGCCGCGTCGAGCCCGTTGATGCGGTCCACCGCATTGTTGTCGAGCAGCAGGCCGCCGAGCACAGCCTGTTCGGCTTCGACGCTGAACAGCGCGCGCGCCTGGGGAAGATCGTCGGGTGCGTTCATGCTGCGGCCGCCTCGTTGTGATACCGCTCCTCGCGGATCTTGGTGAAGTTCTCGGACTTGACGATCCAGTCGAGGCTGGCAACGAAGGGCTTGCGGCCTTCAGCGGTGCGCGCGCGACCGGTGAGGAATTTGGATTCGGACACGTAGCCAAAAAATGCGCGCCAGTAGTCGAGGTTCTGGCGCTTCGGGTCTTCGTTCCATCTCGCGCGCAGGGCCTGTGCTCGCGCCGGCGTCCACTCACGGATGCTCGGACACATCGGCAACAGCTCGTGGTAAAGCGCGATGATTTCCTGATGCGGGCATTCAGGACGGGCAGGTTTTGGATTGCCTCCGTCGAGGGAGAAGTCGGCAGCGTCGTCGCTGTCGACGAGTAACCCGTTAGGGTTACTTTCTTTTTCCTGCTCCTGCTCCTGCTCCTGTTCCTGATTAGCGCATGTCTTACGGCTAGGCATGTCGGAAGGCTTTGCGGAAGGCTTACAGAAAGCCTTATCGAAAGCCTTGGCGAAACCCTCTCCGAGCGCGTAAATACTGGCTTTGAGGGCTTCGTAGGCTTCCCGCTTGAGGTCGCATTCGGGGATCAGATCCCACTCTCCGCCCCATGACAGCACCACATTGGGAGACTCGGGGCGGTTGCAGTTGATCGCGTTCGGAATCCACACCACCTTGGCCTTCCAATCAGCTTTGGCCATGCCTTGCCGAAAGACTTCCCCGAAGGCTTCCTCGAAGGCTTCGACGCTCCAATCCAATTCCTCCGCCATCGCGGCGCGGCCAGCGCGAAATAGGCCAGGGATGGGTCCGGTATGTGGCCCGGTCAGCAGGAATACCCAAAGGCCCTGTCCGCAGGGCTGAATCTGCGTGAGATGCCTGAATTTCTCGTCGCCCCACATGCGCACCTCGATCTTGCGATATCGGTTCTTCTGTGTGGTCTTCTGGACTTCCTTGCTCATGCCACACCCCTCGCCGCTTCCAGGTACTCGGCGACCGCGCGCTTGAGCTCGCTGCACAGGTGCATGCGCACGGCACGCGTATCGGCGACCGTCATGCGGTGGCAGAGTTCATCGATGTGGGCACGGTGCCCGGCGGCCGGCGGCATTGGGCCGATGGCGGCCACCTGCTTGCTTCGTCTCTGAAGTGATCCCATGTACTGCTCCTGTTACCCGTTCCCTCGCCGCCCTCTCAAGCCGCCTTCTTCCGCATCTTTTCGCGCAGCGCCGCGGCACGCTGTTCGTGCTCGAGCAACTCGCGCAGGTCGTCGTTCATCAGCAGTTCGCGCTGGAAGTCGATCCACTGCGTGAGCAGCGTGTGCCCGACCAGGCATTCAAAGCGGGCGATGGAGGTAATAGGCAAATGCCAGACCTTGCCGGCGCTGTCCTTCCCGTTTTTGATCTTCGAGAACTGCGAGGGCGACAGGCCCAGGTAGCCCGCGTAGGTCTTCTCCATGAACTTGAAGCGTGAGAGCTCGATCGCTCTACGGATCAAGTCCGCCTCGCCGGCAATCCCGGCAACAACCTCGGCGGCAATGCGTTTCGGCTTTTCCATCAGGCACATCAAAGGCAGCTCGATCTGAGCGTCATCAGTTGACAGTCGCGTGGACACTTGAATCTCCGTTTAAATGAAGGCGCCATCACAGCGCCCGGTGCATCCCCCGATCGACTAACCTGAAGAACCCGCCCCGACTGCCATGAGCGAGATCAGAAATGCCGAACGTCCCAAAAATCGAAATCCGTCACTGCGCCAACTGCGGCAACCAGACGGATATTGCTGCCGACGCAAAGACCTGCCGGCTGTGCGGCGGCCCGATCATCCTGGGCGACCCATGGGTGACCGCGTTCAAGAAAGACTTGCGCGGCGTGAAGGCCATGGTTCAGGTCGCCAAGGAAAAACCCGAGGACTAGGCCGCCAGTTCCGGCCAGATTTCTGCCCAGTTGTTCGGGCAGACCATCCGACGAGTGACGCGCCCGTCCGTGATTCGCTCGAGCTTCCCCGCGATCACCGGCTTCTTGTCATCCGGGATGCCGTTCTTCACCCAGTTGGAAACGTTCTGCTGGGAGACGCCGAGCAGCGCGGCCAGCTTGGTTTGCGAGCCGACGATGGAGATGGCGATGTCGAGCGGGCCGGCGACTTCATTGAGGGCTTCGGTCATGGCGCATAAGGTCATTCATTACAAACGTATTTGTAGCACCCTACAAACCTTTTTGCAAGGCAAGGCTACAAAATGCTTTGTTATGAACACGTACGCCGAGCGGCTCGCCTGGGCAATGAAATGCGCCGGGCTCGACCCCCATACAGACCAGAGCGAATTGGCCCGCCAGGTGGGCCATGGATGCAAGCCACAGAACATCCAGCACCTGCTGGACCCGAACAAAAACGCGCGCTCCAGCAAGTACACGGTGCGCCTCGCGGAGGTACTCAAGTGCGATGTGAACTGGCTGGCTTATGGCGGTGCCCATAAGCCGAAGATGCCCCATGCCCTACTAGAGAAGGGTGTCAAAGAGCCATCGGCACCGGCTTACAATGACCTTTCAAGGGCACCACCAGCCACCCCGCTGACCTATCCGGCCGACACTTCCAAGTTCAGACGGATCTACGTCGTCGGCCGCGCGACCGGGGGACTGCCCGATCGCATTTGGACGGACGGGGACTATCCAGTGGGAGCAACAGACCAGTACGCAGAGATGGCGAGCCCCGACCCGCAGGCGTTTCTCACGCCGGTGGTGGGGACGTCGATGGTGCCCCGCTTCAACCCTGGCGAGTTCGCCCTGGTCGAGCCAGGAACAGAGCCGGAGATCGAAGACGACGTGCTTGTGCGCCTGGAATCCGGCGAGACGATCATCAAGCGCCTTCTCTCTCGTCGTCAGGGCGTCCGCCTGGGCAGCTACAACGATCCGGAGATTCTGACCTACGACATAGACCAGATCACCTGGATGTACTACGTTGCGCACCCTGTGCCGGCGCGCAAGATCAAAACGCGCCTGTAATCGGGACTTGCCATGGAAATCGCATTCGTCTATATCGCGCTGGCAATCGCCTGCGCTTTTCTGGCGGCTCGCCGCGGGCGATCAGGGATTGGCTGGTTTTTCATTTGCCTGTTCCTCTCGCCGCTGATCGGCTTCATCTTCGTCTTGGTCCTCCCGGATAAAGCTGCGATGGCCAGCCAGCCCAATCCGAACACCCACGTGAAATGCCCCGACTGCCGTGAACTCGTGCTCCGGGATGCTCGAAAATGCAAGCACTGCGGTGCGACCCTAGTTCCCCAGTAGCAGCGACAACGGAAGGAGATCGAGCCATGCTGAAATGGGCTGTCATCACAGGGATGAGCCTGCTCGCGCTGCAGGGTTGCGCAACGAAAAACTACGGGCGACAGGGTGCGCTGACCGACTTCGAGAAGCAGACGATGACATGCCGAGAGATCGATCTCGACAAGGCAAGAGTCATGGGGTTCACCCAACACATCGACAAGGAAAGCGCGTTCGACGGTCGCGATGTCCTAGCCTTCCTCGGGGACTTTGGCATCGGCAATGCTGTCGAGAAGGACGCTGCAGTCGAAAGTGCGAAGCAGCGCTACTACCAGCTGGAGATCGTCGCCTATGAAAAAGGGTGCACTACTGCCAAGCCCGCCCCTCTGCCAATTCCATTGAGGTACGGCGCCTCGTAAGCGCCACCTTCCCCACCCCACCAAGCCCGCCCTCTACCGGCGGGCTTTTTTTCGTCCGCGCCACCCCCACTCATTGAATGCCTAGTACCAGACATTCTTGGTCTACGTATTTTTTTGTAGATTTCCCTTGCGCGTCTACAAACGTATTTGTAGAATGATTTCCATCGACGCACCGCTGGGTGCCCACCAACCCGATGGAGAACAGGATGCAGAGCCAAAGCCCCGCAGCAGTAGAGCCCCAAGCCGACCAGGCGCTGACCGACAGCGGCGAGCACGTCGTGACGGCCTACAAGGGCTTCAACAAGGACATGCAGTGCCGCGATTTCCAGTACGAAATGGGCGCCACCTACGAGCACAAGGGCTGCGTCGAGGCATGCGCCAGTGGCTTCCACGCCTGCGAATACCCGCTCGACGTGTTTGGCTACTACGCGCCGGCCGATAGCCGCTTCGCCCTGGTGGAAATGTCCGGCGAGCTGAGCCGCGAGAACTCGGACAGCAAGATCGCCGCGGCGCGCATCAGCATCAAGGCCGAACTGAAGATCCCCGAGATCATCTCGCGCGCTGTCAGCTACATCCTGTCGCGCGTGGAGTCGAGCAAGACGGAGTCCAACACCGGCTACCAGTCGGCGGCCACGAACACCGGCAACCGGTCGGCGGCCACGAACACCGGCAACCGGTCGGCGGCCACGAACACCGGCTACCAGTCGGCGGCCACGAACACCGGCGACCAGTCGGCGGCCACGAACACCGGCGACCAGTCGGCGGCCACGAACACCGGCAACCGGTCGGCGGCCACGAACACCGGCTACCAGTCGGCGGCCAGCGTTGAGGGCAAGCATGCCGTGGCCGCTGCTACTGGCATCGAGGGTCGCGCGAAGGCTAGCGCTGGCAGCGCCATGGTTCTCTGCTACCGCGACAAAGATGGCGATGGCGACGACTATGGCCGGATCCGCCATATCCGCGCGGCTATCGCTGGCCGGGATGGCGTCAAGCCGGATACCTGGTATTCGCTGGACGCCGCCGGCAACTTCGTTGAGGTGGAGTGAGCTATGCCCGCCATCACTCCCCTCGCCCGCGTCTTCCGCCCGCGCGCGCTGAGCGCCGACCAAGTGCGCACGGTCGTGAGCACCCCAAATTTCCTGTGGTCCATCACCGGCGAGTTCACCACGCCGGGCCCGGGCGCGGCGCCGCGGTTCATGGCCACGGACGTCCGCATGGTGAACGACGACGGCAGCGAGACGGCGAACGTGCTCGACCTCTTCGACGCTCACTTCATGGCGCACCTGGAAGAACAGGCCGCTGAGTCGCTGGCCGACGAGCGCGCAGAGGCGCGTGCCTTCATCGCGAAGTCGCACGCCGAGCAGGACATGTGCGACCGGATCGATGCAGCCAGGAGCGCCGCATGACGACCGACCAAGCCGTGTCGCGCCAAGCCGCGCACGAGAATCTGACCCGCATCCTGACCACTGCGTTGCAGCAGATCGAACGCCTGTCGCGCACGGCAGATCGTGACCTGGTCGATGTCCCGGCAATGCTGGGCGACATCGCCCGCAGCGCCCTCGTCCACGCCAGGGAGCAAGCATGAGCGCCAACAACACCGCCGCCCGCAGCTACGGCACGGCCAATGAGATTGCATTCCTCGACAGCCTGGGCAAGAACCCGGCGCGCGCCGCACTGCTGCGCAACTACATCGCCGCCGCCGACCGCCGGGCCGTCTGGAACGAGATCGACAAGACCGCGGTGCTGCTCTACGCGCAGCAGCTGCTGGATGAGGCAGAGGCTGTTCAACGCCTCGCTGCCTGACATACCTCGCTTCCGACTACCAGGAGACTGCCATGACCACGAAAATCATCGAAATCAAGGGCTGGATCTACGCCAGCGTCAGCGAATACTCCGACAAGCTGTCCTACGAGTTCAGCGTGAACGACTTTGAGAAATGGGCAAGGAATGAGCTGGGCGGCAACTGGGCGCGCTATCGAAAGATCATGCCGCACACGATCACTGTCGAGGTCCCGAGCGACATCGACCCGCGCTCGCTGATGCTTGCTGCGCTGGAGCGCGAGCGCGAGAACGTACGTGCCGAGCTCGGGCGCCGTACCGCGGAAATCAACGACAAGATCAGCAAGGTGACGGCCATCGAGTTCACCCCGACCGAGTCGGCTGAGGTGCCCTTCTGATGGATCGCGCCAAAGTCGACCGCAACAACCGCTGGCTCGCCGTCGGCTACGCGGTGGTCATCGCTGCGCAGGAGCTGCTGGCATGACCTACGACCCCCGCTCCAACGCATTGCTGGCCGTCGCGAAGTGCTCGCGCGCCCGGCAGTGGGCCGGCGCCATCGGCTACGGCCTGGCCATCGGCTGCATCTGGTATCTCGCCATCGCGATCTGCGCTGGCGCCTAACCCACCACCACCTGGAGATCACCATGGAATCGACCATGCCCACCATCGAAATGCAGGAAGTCGAATCGTCGCAGATCCACAGCATCGGGCACGACGCGGAGAGCAACACGCTCGCGATCCGCTTCCGCGACCGCCGCACCAACGCGCCGACGTCGCTCTATCACTACAGCAACTTCACCACCGACGACTTCGCGGCGTTCTGCGATGCCGAGTCGAAGGGCTCGCACCACGGCAAGCACATCAAGCCGTACGACAAGAAGTACCCGTACGTGAAGGTCGAGGCTGCGCCGGCGCCGGCTGCCGCCTGATCGCCTCTTCGCCACCCTGCCACAGGAGATTGGAATGTCTACTGCAGTTGCCGAGCGCCCGGCCGCCGCGCCCCAGAAACAGACCCTCGTTGCGAAGTTTGCGGCGAAGTACAGCATCGAGGCCGACAAGCTTCTCAACACGCTGAAGGCCACGGCGTTCCGCCAGAACGGCAACCAAGACATCAGCAACGAGCAGATGGCCGCGCTGCTGATCGTGGCTGACCAGTACGGTCTGAACCCATTCACGAAGGAAATCTACGCCTTCCCCGACAAGGGCGGCATCGTGCCGGTGGTGGGCGTCGACGGTTGGTCGCGGATCATCAACGAACACCCTCAGTCTGACGGTTTCGAGTTCGTGGAGTCCGAGGAAACGACCACCTTCGAGGGCAAGACGGTGCCGGTCTGGATGGAAGTGCATATCTACCGGAAGGACCGCGCGCGGCCGATCAAGATCCGCGAGCGCTTCGCGGAGGTGGTTCGGCCGAGCATGCAGCCGTGGAAGTCCCACCCGTCGCGGATGATGCGCCACAAGACGCTCATCCAGGGCGCACGCCTGGCCTACGGCTTCGCCGGCATCTACGACGAGGACGAGGCACAGCGCATCGTCGAGCGCGATATGGGCGCCGCCGACGTAGCGCGCTCCGCTGCCGGCTCCGCAGTGGCCGTGCAGCAGCCCAAGGCAAAGCCGAAGCAGGTCGAGCAGCAGCAGGCGACCACCATCGAACAGCCACTCACGAGCGCCGCGCCGGTCGAGCACGTCGAGCGCGAAGCCACCAAGCAGCCGCCCGCCCAGCGCGCGACGCAGTCTCGCGAATTCGAAGACGCCGAGGCCACCGACCTGGCCACGGACGGAGAGAAGCAGTACGTACGCAAAAAACTCGGCAGCGCAGACATCGCCGTGGCGGACGCGCTGGCCGCCACCGGCCTGTCGCTGTCCGACACGCTCGACGGCCTGACGCGCGATGGCTTCGTGGCGCTGCAGGACTACATCCGGGAGAACTGCTGATGTCTGGTCTGGTCTTCGACGAGCCGTCGCACACCTACACGTTCGAAGGCGTCGCTGTGCCGAGCGTGACGCAGATCCTCGCGCCCCTGGTCGACTTCAAGTTCGTCGCCCCCGAGGTGCTGGAATACAAGCGCCAGCTCGGCACCGCGGTGCACAAGGCGACCGAACTATACGACGAGGGCGATCTCGACGAATCGACGGTCTCGGACGTCGTGCGTCCCTACCTCGACGCGTGGATTCGGTTCCGAGCCGAGAAGGAATTCGAGATCCTTGGCATGGAGCAACGTGTGTTCCATCCCGCCCATCGGTACGCCGGCACCTATGACCGGCTGATCCATATGGACGGCGCGCGCGGGATCCTCGACCTCAAGACCGGCGAGCTGTACCCGAGCTATGGCCCGCAGACCGCCGCGTACAAGAACGCCGTCGAGCAGGAAACCGGCAAGCGCGTGCCTGGCCGCTACACGCTGCAGTTGCGCGACGACGGTACCTACCGCCTGCACGAGATGAAGGACCCGGACGACTGGGCCGTCTTCCTGTCGTGCCTGACCCTTCACCGCTACCGCAGCAAACACGCCGCCTGAGCGCGGCTCCCGGAGATACCGACCATGAGCGATACCAACAACACCCAGGGCTCCGTCGCATACGACGCGAGCGACGCAATCGTGCTCGGCGGCAAGGCCCAGCGCATGCTGGCCAGCGCCAAGGACTTCGTCATCGACAGCCCGACCATGTACGAACTGGCGGCCGAGGATCTGGCGAAAGTCAAAGCGCTGGTCAAGCACGTCGAGGAAAAGCGCACTGCCATCACGGGGCCGCTCAACCAAGCAGTCAAGGCCGTGAACGATCTGTTCCGCGCACCCAAGACGTATCTCGACGAAGCCGAGTCGGTGCTGAAGGGCGCCCTGCTCACCTACGACCGCGAGCAGCAGCGCAAGGCGGATGAGGCGCGCCGCGAGGCCGAACGTCTGGCCCGCGTGGAACGCGAGCGCATCGAAGCAGAGGCACGGGAGGCCGCGCGCAAGTCCCAGGTGGAAGCCGACGCCATCGCAGCCGAAGCTGCCGCCGCTGCCGCCGCGGGCGACGCCGCCAAGGCGGCTGAACTCGAACAGGCGGCCATCAGCACGGCAGAAGCCGGCGCCGTCGAGGCTCGGTCCATCCAGATGACCGCCGACCTGGTCACCGCCGCGCCGGTGCCGGTGGCATCCGCGGCGCCGAAGGTTTCCGGCCTGTCCACCCGCAAGAACTGGAAGGCGCGCTGCGTCGACAAGATAGCGCTCGTCCGCTTCGTCGCCGCGAACCCGACGTTCCTGAACCTGCTGGACGTCAACCAGTCGGCGCTCAACCAGATGGCCAAGGCCCAGAAGGATGCCATGCAGATCGGCGGCTGCGAGGCCTACCCGGACGAAGTGATGTCTGCCCGCGCAGCCTGATCCCCCTTCCCACCACCGGAGCCAAGCAATGCTCGAACTCGATAACCAACTGGTCAAGATCCTGCACATCAACACGCGCACCGAGAAGCACGGTGAGGACAGCGTGTTGGGCGTGGACCTGAAGCTGCAGGCGCGCGTCTCCAATGACCTGCTGACCCTGTTCTCGCCGACGCTCAAGTCTTCGTTCTACCACAAGGACGAGGCCGTCCAGGGCGACCTGGTGACCGATGCCGGCTACCTGCCGAACCTGAAGAACCCGGCGCTGGGCACCGTGAAGTGGGACGGCGACTGGGAGCACCAGGTGCTGAGCATTCTCAGCCAGGTGCGCAAGGAAGACAACATCGTGCTCGACGATGCACGAGTGAACAGACTCTCCTTCGACTTTCAGGAAGGCGGCACCGTCTTCATCAACTTCCGCGTGCAGATCCATCCTGACGAGAAGACTCTGGCTAGGATCTGCCAGCTCCTCGGCCAGGAGGTCCACATGAGCCTGTCGTACGACGAGCCCGAGGAATTCCAGGAAGCCACCTGACCAGATCAACCACCTTTCGCAGTGCCCCTCAACCCAATGGGAGAACCCATGCAGCAAATCCAAATCCCACCGCTCGCCGAAGGCCAAACCTATCTGCACGGCCGCATCGACAAGAACGGCGACATCGAGCACACCGTGATCATCGCAGTGACCGACACACGGCGGCCGCGTGACCAGCAGCGTGAATGGGCGAAGAGCGTCGGCGGCGTCCTCTTCACCCGAGTCGATGCGCTGATCATCTACAACGAGCACCGAGAGCTCGTGAAGCCAGAGGCGTACTGGACCGACGACGACGTCGAGTGGGACTCCGCTTACGCCTGGTCCCAGGACTTCTACGACGGCGGCCAGAGCAACGACCACAATAGCGCCGCGCTTCGCGCGGTCGTCGTCAGCAGATTCAAAAATTGATTCATTCACCCATTCGATCCACCACCGGAGGTCTTCCATGTCGAGTGTCACGCTGGAACACATCAAGTCCGAGCACGCGCGCGTCGGCGCGCTGATCGAGCAGTACGAAAAGCAATCAGGCACCACCGAATATGTCATCGAGCGCGCGGTAATTCCGCTGCCTCCCGGCGCCCGCGTTGCGGGTCCGATCTTCAAGGAAGATGGCACCATCGACTACTACCTGATCCTGCACGCCGGCGAGGGCGAGATAGCGCCGCACGACGATGCAAAAGCATATGCGGCAGGCCGTGGGCTCAAGCTGCCGAACTGTCGCGAGGGGCGCCTTCTGCAGGCGGCCTTCCCCGAGGAATGCACCAAGGGAAGCATCTGGCTCGAAGAAGACTACGAAGGCGATCCCGCTTACGCCTGGTTCCAGTACTTCTGCTACGGCACCCAGGACTACTACCGCAAGAGCGCCGCGCTTCGCGCGGTCGTCGTCAGCAGATTCATTCCTTCAATAATTTAATCATTTGACACGCCATGGCTCTCCATACCGAGCTCGACGTCTATAAGACTGGCTACGACCTTTTCGGTAGGGTAACGAAGATCGTCGCCAACATGGAACGCTCGTTCAAGCGCCTGATCGGTGAGGAGATCGTGCGGGAATCTTCCAAGTTGCTGATTCTTGTCTATCGCGCAAACGTCGCCGATGACAAGGTGCCACACCTTGCTCATCTGATAGAGAAGATAAAGCTGGTTGAGTTGCTGCTACGCCTCGCGCTGGATATGGAGAGAATTTCGCCAAAGCAGTATTGGTGTGTCATCCGGTTGACCGTGAGCATCAGCAAGCAAGCCACGGCCTGGAAAAAATATGCTGCTAAGCGCCCGCTTCATGGAGGTCAAGGCCGTCATGACTGAGCGCCGTTTCAATCTGGTCGCGCCGCTGGCCCACAAGGCCACCGCCATGCGCAAAACGGAAACCGACCGCCAGTGTGCGACAGGGTCCGGCGCAGTTTCCCGCCTGAGTGATCGGGTGGGCGACGTAGATAGCGCGATGGTTCCGCTTACGCCTGGTACCAGAACTTCAACAACGGCAACCAGAACAACAACCACAAGAGCGCCGCGCTTCGCGCGGTCGTCGTCAGCAGATTGGAACGAAGTAGAAGGATTCACTGGCGCCGAGCTCGTCGTGGCCTACCACGACTGCCGGCGCACCAAACGCAACACAGCAAGCGCGCTTGCGTTCGAGGCCGATCTCGAGCGCAACCTGTGCCGCCTGCACGACGAATTGGAGGATGGCAGCTATGTGCCCGGCCGCTCGAAGTGCTTCGTCATCGATCGGCCAAAGCACCGCGAGGTGTGGGCGGCCGAGTTCCGCGACCGTATCGTGCACCACCTGCTGTACAACCGCATCGGCCCACGCTTCGAGCGCTCGTTCATCGCGGACTCGTGCGCATGCATCAAGGGGCACGGAACGCTCTACGCAGCGCGACGCCTCGAAGCCAAGGTGCGCTCGATCACGCAGAACTGGTCGCGGCCGGCGTATTACCTCAAATGCGACCTGGCCAACTTCTTCGTCAGCATCGACAAGCGCGTTCTTCTCGATCTGCTGCTCGCGAAGATCCCCGAGCCGTTCTGGCGCGCGCTGACCGAGCTCGTGCTGATGCACGATCCACGAGCCGACTTCGTCTACCTGGGTGATCCCAAGCTGATGGACCGGGTGCCGCCCCACAAGCGCCTCATGGAACAGCCCGCACATCTCGGCCTGCCCATCGGAAATCTGTCGTCGCAGTTCTTCGCCAACGTGTACCTGAACGTGCTCGACCAGCGCGCAAAGCATGTCCTCGGCGCGCGGCACTACATCCGCTACGTCGACGACTTCCTGCTGCTGCACGAATCGCCACAGTGGCTCAACGCCGCGCACGATGACATCGAGGCGTTCCTGCCGCGCCGACTCGGCGCCCGGCTGAACCCGACGAAGACCATCCTGCAGCCGGTGAGCCGCGGCATCGACTTCGTCGGTCAAGTCATCCGTCCGTGGGTGCGCACTACTCGCCGCCGCACCGTCAACGTCGCCGCGCAGCGTCTCGCGCAGATGGAAGCGCATGAGGTGCATGCCGCGGCGAACAGCTATCTCGGCCTGCTGCGGCAGGCGACTGGCAGCCACGCCGACCGCGCGCACCTGGCGAAGATCATCCGCTACCGCGGGCATGCCGTCGATTTCGGCCTGACCAAGGCATACCGCAATTCCACCGCCGCCAGAAAGGAGCCCTCATGAACTGGCCCCTCCGCACGCCGATCCGCCAGGCTGATCGGATGAACCACGACATCGCCGACCTCGCGCGCGACTCCGACGACCTGAAGCGAAAGAACGCCGAGCTGCGCCGGCAGTTGGCGGAGACGCTGTCCCTGCTCGACGTGGCGCGCGAGGCCGGAATTGCCCAGGCCGCCCGCCTGCAGCAATTCGAGCGCTTGCTCGACGCGCTGCACGACGGTGCGAAGAACCGACCTTCGCAGCCGCTGGCGCGCTGGGTGAAATACGGGCCGATGGCCGCATTCCTGGAAAAGATCAAGGATCACCAATGAAAACCAAATACGAGAAGCTTGATGCCCTGATCTTGCTCAAGATCGGCGACCAGTCGAATACCTTCAATGACCTCTTCGGCGGAGAGGTGATGGACGAGTGCTCGTGCATCGCCCATGAAGAGAACATGGGGCGCACCATCTACACCCAAGTCGATACCTTCCGCATCCTCGAGCGCCGCCTCCAAGCCCTGCGCAAGGCCGGGAAGATCCACTTCCTCGGCAGTGGCAAGAACGCTGGCTGGGCGCTGGTCGACAAGCGGCGGGGAGCCTGAGATGAGCGAAGAACAGAAACAAGGTGCCTCGTTGGCACATGGGCTGACGGATGGCTGGAAATTTGACCCCGATACAGAAGGCTGTCGCGTGGAGTCGCCTAGCGGAGATTCATGCTACCTGTTCAATGCTGACAGCGAGCATGGTCAAGCTAGCGGCCCAGCTATCCGCGAAGTCTTTCGGCAACTTGTCAGCGATCTCCATTTCCATCGGCACGAGGCACTCGCTTCATCGCCGCAGCCGGCTCAGAACGCCGCCGCCATACGCGATCTCGCACAGGCCCTCGCGTGGCAGTGCTTCGGGGAATGCCGTGGATATTCGGAGCGGCTGCTGTCGCCGGGAGAGGCGCTGGCAGCGGCGCGCGATGTGCTTGGCATCCCCGCCTCACAGGCTTCGCCAGCCGTGGTGATGACCTATCCGGTTCAGACCGGCCGCCGCGAAGGCAGGCTAGCGGAACGCCCGTATCAACCTGGTGACACTCTTCCGGCCATCAACTCCTTTTGTTTGGTATCAGGCGCAAACTGCGACATCGAAAGCGACCAGCACCGCGGTTACTCCTGGCGCAAGGTAATCGGCTACAGCGGCGACCATGCGTTCATTTGTCTTCAGACGGATGGTTGCTGGCCAACCGTCGAACGCACCGGCAATTGCTGGTTTGCGGAGATCCCGCACGCACTCGCGGGGCAATCGGTGCCGCAGGCCGGCGAGGATGCGCGGCCCACAGGTACGCTCGTTGGGCCTGGGGGCGGCTGGATCATCAACCCCGATGCCGCACAGGCTGCACCACTGGCTGCCCCAACTCGGCCGCATCAAACTACCGAGCACCCTATCAAGGAACCGTACACCCTCGCCGAAATCGAGGCGCGCATCGCATCCCACGACTACAGCGCCGAACTGCTGCTGCAGCATGCGATGGAGTTGCTGCGCGGACGGGCCGGAGAGGATGCGCAGCCGGCGCCACCGAAGATCGAGCCGGAGGAAGTGCCGGCGCTGCTGGACCCGACTGCGAACCCCGACGAGTACGCCTGCTGTGTCGGTGCGGACATGTGGAATCGCTACCGCGCTGCCATGCTCGCCACCACCCCCATGCCGCCCGATGTTGCCGGGCGCGGGCCGAGCGCCGGCGCGCAACAGGCACAGCCCATCGACATGGTGCTGTTCTGCCCGGCCTGCGGGGAGCAGCACATCGACGCGCCGATGACCGACGCGCAGTACACCGAGCGCCTGCACGAGTCGTCGTGGTGGGAATGCGGCGGCGACAAGCCGGAGCGCTGGAACAACCCGCCCCACCGCAGCCACCTGTGCCACGGCTGCGGTCATATCTGGCGCCCCGCTGACGTGCCGACGAACGGTGTAAAAACCGTGAAGACGCGCGGCAACGCCGATAGCACGCTCGCCACCCCTGCGCCGAGCGCGCAGCAGGCGGTGCCGGTGGCCGGCAATCCGACGAACAGCTACTTGTTCAAGCAGCTATGCGCGAAGCATGGCATTGAGCTTGGCAAGGACACCATCGCTGAAGCCTTGGCAAAGATCGCCGCCCCTGCGCCGAGCGCATCGCCTGCCGCGCTGACGGATGATCCGGTGAACGTATCGCTCCGGGAGGCGCTAGCAGAAGCAATTGAACATATCGAGTCAATGGAATGCCGTGATAACTCTTGCGATCCGCCGTCTGACTGGTCACACCTGAAGGCTGCGTTGGCGGAGCAACATCCAGACGATGTTGAGGTAGACCGCTTCGCTGTCGCTATGAAGGCGAAGCTGGCCAAGTCTCGCGCAAAAGGCCGCGGCGGATGGGAGCGATGCGACCCTGCTGACCTCTCTCGCATGCTGCGCGAACACGTTGAAAAAGGCGACCCACGCGACGTGGCGAACTTCTGCATGTTCTTGTGGGCGCTTGGGCAGCCTATCGGCGCCAAGCCGGCAGAGGCCACTACCCCGCAACCGAGCGCCAAGGCGCTGGATGTCGAGGCCATCATGACCAAGGTGCAGGAGTTTGCCAGCACATGGGCGGTAGCCGGCGGCAGGTTCGATGATGGCACCGCAATGGACCGGGCCGAGGAATGCCGGGCGGAACTGCGCGACCTCCTGGCCGCAGAGCAGCCCAGCGAGGACAAGCGCGACGTCACAACCACGAAGGGAGTCTGAGATGCCTCCACCGAAGAAAGACTACGTGATCCGCGTGCACTGTGTGCTTGGAGATTGCTGGCTCACCGAACCCAGTGACGAAGACGAACCCAGCTCATTGGCGACCACATGCGATCCCGAGCTTATCGCGCGCTATAGTGATTTCATAGAGGCCCGCAAGGTATTGAGAGCCGCCGTCAAACAGCATCCTGCCCGTTCATTCCGCATGGACACGATGGACGCCATCGACGCTGCAATCGCCAAGGGAGCCTCCGCATGATCCGCCGAGAATACAAGACGTTCGGTTTCTGCTGCGGTCTCGGCGGTGGCGCCAAGGGCTTCAAGAAGGCCGCCTCGCAAGTCGGCAACATGATTGCCACCTGGAAGTGCATCGGCGGCATTGACGTGGACCCGGCCGCCGCGCGCGACTTCCAGCAACTGGTGGGCGTGCCGTGCACGGTGATGGACCTGTTCACGCGCGAACAGTACACCGCGTTCCATGGCAAGGAGCCGCCGGCGGGCTGGCGCGAGGCCACGGCCGCCGACATCCGGCGCGCCGCCGGCAACGAGCGGCCGAACTGTGTGTTCATCTCATCGCCGTGCAAGGGCGCCTCCGGCCTGCTGTCCGAGGCGTTGAGCCGCACGCCGAAGTACCAGGCGCTCAACGAGCTGACGCTGCGCTGCGTGTGGCTGATGTGCGAGGCTTGGAAGGATGACCCGGTCGAGTTGATCGTGTTCGAAAACGTGCCGCGGCTCGCCACGCGCGGACGCCACCTGCTGGACCAGATCGCAAAGATCCTGCGCTATTACGGCTATGCGGTGAACGAGACGACCCACGACTGCGGGGAGATCGGCAAGTTGGCGCAAAGCCGCAAGCGCTTCCTGCTGGTGGCGCGGCACACGGCCAAGGTGCCGGCATTCCTGTACGAACCGGAGATTCACCGCCTGCAGGGTGTCGGCACGGTGCTGGGCCGCATGCCGCTGCCTGGCGACTCCGCTGGCGGCCCAATGCACCGCGTGCCGTCGCTGCAGTGGAAGACATGGGTGAGGCTGGCGTTCGTTGAGGCCGGCAGCGACTGGCGCAGCCTGAACAAGCTGGCGGTGGAGAACGGCAAGCTGCGCGACTACCTGATCATGCCGGAGCGCCGCAACGGCGCCCTGGGCGTCTTGGGCTGGGAAGAGCATGCCGGTGCGGTTGCGGGCGAATCGCTGCCCAGCAATGGCACGTTCTCGATCGCGGACCCGCGCGGCCCGGCCGGCGCGGCGCAGTACCAGCAATACGGCGTGCTATGCTGGGGCGAGAGTTCGGGCGCCATCACGGCCGGAACCAATCCCGGCCAGGGCACCTTCAGCGTCGCCGACCCTCGCCACGCCGGGCCGGCCAAGCACAACAACGAGTTCCGGATCGTGCCGTGGGCAGAGGCCGCCGGCGCCGTCACCAGCGCCCACGGCACCGGCCAGTGCGTGCAGGACCCGCGGCGCGCCGGACCCACGTTCGGCAAGTATGCGGTTACGCCCTTCGACGCGCCGGCCGGCACGGTCATCAGCGGTAGCACGACCGGCCAGGGTGCATACGCCGTGGCCGATCCGCGCCCGGGTATGCGCCGCGAACCGGGCGATAACTACCTGACCGGCGGGCACTATGGCGTGGTGGCGTGGGAACAGCCCAGCGGCGCGGTATCGGCGGCGGCCGGGCACGACAACGGCCGGTGGTCGGTGGCCGATCCACGCATGCCGGCGGCGAACGACAAGCTGGTGGCGATCATCCGCGCGCTCGATGGCACCTGGCACCGCCCGTTCACCACGCTGGAGCTGGCCGCCCTGCAGTCGCTGATCGAGCCCGAGGAATACCTCGAGCTGGACGGCCTGAGCGACCAGGCTTGGCGCGAGCGTATCGGCAATGCCGTGCCGCCCGACGCGGCGCAGGCCATCGCCGAGGTGATGGGCACCACCCTACTGCTGGCCGAGGCGGGCGAGACCTTCATGCTGTCCGCCACGCCGGTGTGGGTGCGGCAGGTGGCGGTGGCGCTGTCGGTGGCCGGCATCACGGAGGCAGTATGACGGCGGACCGATACGACGAATTCCTGCGCGCCAAGATCAAGATGGCTCGCTTCGACGGGTTCGACGTCGCGCCGGGTGACGTGAATCCGATCCTGTTCGGCCACCAGCGCGATATCGTGCGCTGGGCCGTCAAGGGCGGAAACCGCGGCATCTTCGCCTCATTCGGCCTGGGTAAGTCGGTGATGCAGTGCGAATGGGGGCGCCTGACCGTCGAACGCGCCGGCGGCATGCTGCTGCTCGTCGCTCCACTGGGTGTGCGCCAAGAACTGATCCGCGATGCCCGCATGCTCGGCATCGACCTGCGCTTCATCCGGACGGATGCCGAGGTCGCCGCCGGCCAGCGCTACTACCTGACCAACTACGAATCGGTGCGCGAGGGGAAGATCGACCCGCGTCGGTTTACGGCCGTCAGCCTGGACGAGGCGTCCGTGCTGCGCTCGTTCGGCAGCAAGACCTATCAGGAGTTTCTGCCGCTGTTCGAAGGCGTGCCGTTCAAACTGGTCAACACGGCGACGCCGAGCCCGAATCGCTTCAAGGAACTGATCCACTACGCCGGCTTCCTTGGGCAGATGGACACTGGTCAGGCGCTAACCCGCTTCTTCCAGCGGGACAGCGAGAAGGCCGGCAACCTGACGCTCTATCCGCACAAGGAACAGGAATTCTGGATGTGGGTGAGCAGCTGGGCGGTGTTCATCCAGAAGCCATCCGATCTCGGCTACAGCGACGAGGGCTATGAATTGCCGCCGCTCGACGTGCGATACCACGAGGTACCCACCGACTACAGCACGGCCGGCACCGACAAGATCGGCCAGGGCCTGATGTTCAACGACCCGGCGCTAGGCGTGCAAGCGGCCTCGGCGGAGAAGCGCAACAGTCTGGACGCGCGCGTGGCCAAAGCGGCTGAGCTGGTGGCCGAGGCACCCGACGACCATTTCGTGATCTGGCACGACCTGGAGATGGAGCGGCATGCCATCCAAGAGGCGCTGCCCGAGGCAGTCAGCGTGTGGGGCAGCCAGGATCTGGATGAGCGCGAGCAGCGCATCATCGACTTCGGCGAGGGCCGGTACCGGCTGCTCTCCACGAAGCCGATCATCGCCGGCAGCGGCTGCAACTTCCAGCGGCACTGCCATCGCGAGATCTTCTCCGGCATCGGGTTCAAGTTCAACGACTTCATCCAGGCGATCCACCGCATCCAGCGGTTCCAGCAGCCCCACGCCTGCCGTGTGGACATCATCCACTCGGAGGCCGAGCGCGAGATCCTTCGCACGCTGCAGGAAAAGTGGCGCCGTCACGACGAAATGGTGCAGAAGATGACCGACATCATCAAGCAGTATGGCCTCAACCAACTCGCCATGCAGGAGACCCTCGCGCGCTCGATCGGCGTCAAGCGCATCGAGGTCGAGGGCCGGTTCTTCCGCGTGGCGAACAACGACTGCGTGGACGAGGCGCGCCGGCAGTCGGACGCATCGGTCGACCTGATCGTGACCTCGATCCCGTTCGCCAACCACTACGAGTATTCGCCCTCGTACAACGACTTCGGCCACACCGAGGACAACTCGCACTTCTGGCAGCAGATGGATTTCCTGACGCCCGAGCTGCTGCGCATGCTGAAGCCGGGCCGGATTCCCGGAGGTGGCGGCATGAAGTCCTTCGACCAGTGGATGGCGGATCAGGCGCTCGCCGACGAATCTGAGGTTTGGTTGGAATGCCATTGCGGCGCGCGCGAGACGGTGAAGATCGCCGCGCTGCGCGCCGGCGATTCACGCTGGTATACCGCCGACGACCTCGACACCCTGACGGATGGCGACGTGGTGCGCGGCATGTGCTGTGGCAACCCGCGGTGCATGCCATGAAACATCTGACGGAAACTACCCTCGACGGCGAGGCCGGCTGCATCCTCTCCGACTGCGAACAGTACCGCTACCGCCTGTGGCGCGAGTGGGACCGCAGCCGGCCGGCCTTGGGCTTCATCATGCTCAACCCGTCAACCGCAGATCACCAGGTCAACGACCCAACGATCATGCGGTGCCTGCAGCGCGCGCTGGCCGGCAAGTACGGCCGGCTGGAGGTGGTCAACCTCTACCCGCTGCGCTCGACCGATCCGGACGGCCTGCTGACCCATCCGGCACCGCTGGGCGACCGGGCTGACCGGAACGACGGCGCCATCATGGATGCACTGGACCGCTGCTCGCTGGTGATCTGCGCATGGGGCGCGCACAAGGCGGCGCCGGCGCGCGCGGCGGAGGTGCTGCGCATCGTCCGGATGTGTGGCCGCGGGCCGCTGCTGCACCACTTGGGCCTGAACAAGGACGGCAGCCCCAAGCACCCGCTGTACGTCGCTGGCGCGGTACGGCCCGCTCCCTACCAACCCCATGCGTAACCACCAGATACCAACCCTATGAGTACCGACACGATCACCCGATACCCGCTGGCTTGGCCGACCGGCTGGCCGCGCAAGACCGATGCCCAGCGCGCCGAGGCGAGGTTCGGCCGCGGCACCTCCACCGAACACCGGTGGTCGGACGGCACCTCAACCGTCTACCGCAGCAAGAAGGCCCTGACCGTCTCGGACGGCACAAACCGCGTGCTCGACGAGCTGGCACGCCTCGGCGCGCGGCCGGGCTCGACCATCATCAGCACCAACGTGGCTGTCCGCCTGGACGGCCTGCCGCGATCTGGCCAGCGCGAGCCCGCTGATCCGGGCGCCGCCGTCTACTGGCAGGACCGCGCCGGCGCGCCGCGCGTGATGGCCATCGACCGATACCGCGCGGTGGCCGACAACCTGGCCGCCATCGCGGCGACGCTGGAAGCCCTGCGCGCGATCGAACGCCACGGAGGCGCCCAGATCCTGGACCGTGCGTTCACCGGTTTCACCGCCCTGCCGTCGCCGGCGGCGCCGAAGGGCTGGCGCGAGGTGATCGGCGTCCCGGCCGGCGAGCAGGATCTGGCGGCCGTCCGCGCGGCGTACCGCCGGCGCGCGCAGTCGGCGCACCCGGACCGCGGAGGCTCGCACGAAGAAATGGCGACGCTCACGGCAGCGATGCGTCAGGCGGAGCAGGAACTGGAATGACCGAAGCAGCAGCACGTATGATTGAAACGACCAGGAAATACTGGGAGCACCAGATGGCAAGCCTGACCCTCTCGCGCGAGGAACTCCAAGACCTCACGCACAAGCAAAAATCCTCGGCGCAGGTGCGCGCGCTTCGGGCCATGGGCATTGAGCACAAGGTGCGCGCCGACGGCACCGTAGTGGTACTGCGCTCGCATATCGAAGCCCAGTTGGGCGGCGCACCCCAGGCCGCCAATCAGCCGTCGTGGCAACCTGATTGGGACGCTGCCTGATGCCCAAGCCGCGCAACCCCGAGAACAAGGGCCTGCCGACGCGCTGGCGGCAACGCCGGGGCGCCTATTACTACCAGGTGCCGCCCGGACTGGAAGCGATGTGGGATGGAAAGAAGGAATTCCGGCTCGGCGCATCGCTGCCCGAGGCGTATAAGGTCTGGGCCGAGCGCCTGGCCAGCGCCGAAGACACGCGCACGATCGCTCAACTGCTGGACCGGTACTCGCTCCAGGTCGTGCCAACGAAGGCCCCCAGCACGCGAGTGCAGAATCAGGTGGCGATCAAGCGCCTGCGCGCCGTGCTCGGCAAGGCCCCTATCTCCGGGGTACGGCCCCAGGTGATCTACCAGTACATCGAGCACCGGCAATCGAAGGTCGCAGCGCGCCGCGAGATTGAGATCCTGTCGCACGCTTTCACCAAGGCGGTCGAGTGGGGAATCATCGACAGGCACCCGTTCAAGGGCGAGGTGCGCCTGGCCGGCGAGAAGGCGCGCACGCGCTACGTGGAGGACTGGGAGATCGTCGAATGCCTGTCGCTGGAGTCGAAACGCAAAGCGGGCAGCGTCCTCGCGGTGCAGGCCTACATCCGGGTCAAGCTGATCACCGGCCTACGCCGCGGGGATCTGCTGCGCCTGACCATGTCCGACCTGCAGGATGACGGCATTCACGTCACGCCGGCGAAGACGGCCGGCAGCACCGCAAAGCGGATCATCCTGGCCTGGACGGACGAGCTGCGTGCAGGCGTCGAAATGGCCAAGCAAGCGCGGCCGGTGCGCATCTCACCCTGGCTCTTCTGCAATCGCGACGGGCAATCCTATCTCAACGAGGAGACGGGCCGGGCTGGCGGATGGGATTCGATGTGGCGCGGCTTCATGGAGCGCGTGCTGAAGGAGACGGAGGTCAAAATGCGCTTCAACGAGCACGACCTGCGCGCGAAATGCGCAAGCGATGCGGCTACGTTGGAGCATGCGCGGGCGCTGATGGCCCACGCTGACAGCAGGATCACGGACCGGGTGTATCGGCGCAAACCTGAGTTGGTGCAGCCTCTGCGGTAGTAGCTGAATAGGACGCCGCTAAATCTATAGGGCTCCGTCAGCAACCACTAACCCGCAAAGCCTTATGGAATCAGTGGCGGAGAGAGGGGGATTCGAACCCCCGATAGGCTATTAACCT